GGGCGACGCTTGCCGCGCCATTCTTCGGTTGCCGACAGGGCCGGCCGGTCATCCTGACCGCGTCCGAATCTGTCACCACGTGCAAATTTCGTCACGGGCAGCCGGACCGGTTCGGGCGCCGGGTCGTTGTTGACCCAACGCTTCCGGCCGGTCTCGGGATTGCGTCGCCGCGTTTGTGACTTCACTTTCACCAGACCGAAACGGGGCGCCGGAGCCGGCTTCCCGTTCTTGAACCTGACCGCGTGACGCATGCCAGTAGGTAGCGGCATCTTCAATCCTCCGGCGGGTCAGACCCGCGTCTCGCCCGGCAACCAACCGGGCGAGATGCGCGCATGACGCGAAACGGACCCCCTGGTCGCCGTTGCCAGCGACCAGGGGGTCCGTCCGTTGTCGGTACCCGACCCCCAGGTCAGCCCGGCCCACCAGTAGCGCGGGAAGCGCTACGGGACCGTTCCGACCGGGGGGTCTAGGTGGGGTAGTTCTGAGAATGAGACTATCGCACCACTTCGCTATGTCCGAACGTTCGCTATCGTTCACGACAAACCCGGTCCGGTGCACCACCGGCCAGCGGGTCAGTCCGCCCCGTCTACTGGCATCCCACCCGGTAGGACCGGTGTAGCGCACCGGTCCGGGTGGGGTCCTATCCAGTGTGGCGGCCGGAGGTAACCCGGTCTCGCCTACGGGATCGCAGTATCACTACTGCGAAGCTTTTCACGCGGCGATGCAAGGGGCGACACTCCGGTCCTAGGTAGGACCCGCCCGGCCGGTGCTACCCGGTCGGCCAGTGATGGGTCAGGTGAGACCTTGTCACGGGGGATCCGGTCCCGACTGTGACCCTTGTGGGTCCAACAATCCGACCGGCCTACCGTTCGTCAGCTACACGGCCCGGGTACCTTTTCGCCGTACCGGGTAGCTGACCTAGGGCTGACTGTCCACTGGGGAGATGGCGTTGTCTTGCATTCTCGCCTACCGTCCCCCGGCGTTGTCGTTGCCGGGTTTGGCGTGAACGCGCGCCTATTCGTGTGACGTCCCGACGTGCGCGCTAGCCGCGACCAGGGGGTCTGAGAGACCCGCGCCCGGTGCCAGCGATCCTAGCCGCTTCCGGTCCCATTGGCGCCCCGGCACGGCCCGGTCCCGGAACGATCGCGACAGATCCCTGTCTAGCGTGCCCGGTGGCGGACCTGCCCGGCGTGCCCGGACAGGACGTTTTCGGGTCAGGACCCCAGGGGGTCCGCCCGCGCTACCCCTGGTGGGGCCGCGCACTAGGAGCATATCAGGTGTCAGGTATGGTGTCAATACTTTATAAGGGTCAAAACGGACGTTTTGGGCGCACTAGATCAGGTATGGTGACAATCGTTTCTGATCTGGTCACATGGGCACCCCTGACCAGATAGCGGTTCCCCTGGTCGGGGACGGTCCCGGATGGCGCTATGTGGCCGCTAGGGTCGAATCTGTAGCTGTCAGGGGCAGAATCGCTACTTCCCCGTTCTCGCCCCGGATCGGCCACCGGTGGCGACCCTGACCCCCTGGTCGGGCAGCTACCCCCCGGGCCTACCGTCGACAGTAGGGGCGGCCCCGGTCCGGTCTCGCCCGGGTCAGGTCCCCAGCTACCCCACCGGGGTACCCTCCGGCCCTGACCTGACCGGTCCCGGTGTGACCCGGCACCCCACCACCACCGGCCCCGGCCTACACTACCCCTACGCCGTACGGTTAGCCCACGCTAACGCCACCGTACCCGCCTTGCCGGGCCTCCGGTCAGGTCCGGCCCTATCTGGTCAGCGCCCGGACCCCCCTTGCCGGGCGCTAGTCAATCCAAAACTACCCGGAAACGCCCCGATTCTGTGCAATCTACGCGACAAATACCCGTACCCTGTTGCACGGATAACACAAAACACCCCCCTGGATTGTTGGACAATGTCAGGTATGGTGTCTATTTGGCCCTGAGCGCCCGATTCTGGGGTCTGGGCGCATTCCCGACTGTTGACCCGTGAAACCGGGTTTCGGCGCTATTCGGCCGTGTAGGGGCGCCTAGGGGGTCCTACCAGGGGTCCCGGCCTACCCCACCACCGGACCCCACCACCGGACCCGGGTGTCAGGTCCCCCGGCCCGTACCCGACCGGCCGACCGGTACCGGTCTCGCCCGACCCTACCCCTGACCTACGCTACCGGCCCTGACCTGACCGTACCCCGGTGTCAGGTCCCCCAGGTGAGACGTCCCCAGCTACCCCCAGCACCGGACCCCGGCACAGCTACCCCACCGGCAGATACCCCCTGGTACCCCAGGGTCAGGTATGGCGTCACCACTTGTACCCCTGGTGGGGATAGGTCGGATGCGCGCAAGGGGTCGCCTATACGTGCGAGACACCGGTGTCAGGGGGGTACCGGTGCACTGTGACCCCTGATGACAGGGTAGTGGCGCTATCGGGCAGCTACTGGCACCGGATGACCCGCTAATGACCCCGTAGTGACCACTAGCGGCCACCTGGGTGCAGGTGCCGACCAGATAGGGACGCCTAGCAGTAGCTACCGGGGTAGTGCCCGATAACTTTCGATTATCGGACATCGACACTACAAGATTGACACTCTATGGTAGCACGGTCCGGGACCCCTGACCAGGGGTAGCAGCCGGTCAGCACCGGCCGGTTAGGGCCAGTCAATGGTCGCCCGATATTTGCACGGAGGCGAATCGCTGGCCGAACAGGGGGGCGGTCAGATACCGAGCATTGTTCCGGGTGATCGTCCCCTGCCCTGTCTCAAATGTGTCTCCCAGTCAACAGATCGGGCCGTCAACCCCGCGTTTTCGGCGGCCTGGGGTCGTCGTTTATTGACTGTCGGTCGATTTCCTGCCGGCGTCCTACCTGGTGGGGTTATCCTGGGTAACGAGATTGAGCCGGGTAACGGGGGTCCACCAGGTGCCAGCCGTCCAGAACGCCCGCCGTAAGACCGGGCTGAACGTCTTCGACGCGGCCATCGAACGCCTGGTCGATTTGTACCGCCAGGGGCACCGGCTGGTCGTCAGCATCAGCGGCGGCAAGGATAGTGGGGTCCTGCTGGAGCTGGCGATCATCGCGGCCCGCGAGACCGGCAACCTGCCGGTAGACGCGGTCACCCGTGACGAAGAGATCATCTACCCTGGCACGATCGACTACCTGGACCGGTTGGCCGCCAGGACGTCAGAGATCGCCCTGCGCCGCTACCTGGTCCCCCGTCCCGTGGTCAACGTCTTCAACCGCGCCCAGCCCTACTACTGGCCGTTCGATGATCAGCTTGACCCGGCCGACTGGGTCCGCCGGCCGCCTGACGGCGCGATCAGGCTGGCCGTCACCGATCACCCCAGGCTGACGACCCCTGACCGCTTCCCACCCCCGGCCGGCGGACAGACGATCGTCTTGCTGGGTCTGCGCGTCGCCGAAAGCCGCGCCCGGATGTACGGCTTCTTCAGTAGTGGTGGCATGCTGACCAGGCCCGACGAGAACGGGGTCAGGGCTGCCCGTCCGATCTACGACTGGTCCGACGGCGACGTCTGGCTGGCCTACAAGGCGAAGGGCTGGGACTACAACACCGCCTACACCGACCTGGCGAGGTTGGGGGTCCCGAGATCCAGGCTGCGCGTCGCCCCGCCGGCCATGAACGCCAGTGGCGCCGAACTGCTGAAGGTCGCGGCCGTCGCCTGGCCTGATTGGTTCGCGGCCGCTGCGCGCCGACTGCCGGGCCTCCGGCAGGGCGCCATGTTCGGCAAGGCCGTGGTGATGCCACGTCGCCGATCGGACGAAAGCTGGGAGGACACGTTCAAGCGGGAATGCCTGGGCGACCACGTCCCGTCCTGGATTCGCGAACGGGCGGCCGCCTGGTCGACCAAGATGCTGTCCCACCACGCCCATCACAGCGCCGGCGCCCCCTTGCCGCAGGTCGTGCCCTGCCACACCTGCGATGGTAACCAGGGAAGCTGGCGCACCTTGACGATCTCGCTGTGGTCCGGCGACCCGACCAGTGTCCACGCCAGGGGCTTGCCGGAGGTCCCGCCGGAGTTCTTCAGGCCCGGAGCTGGCACCTGGAAAGGGATCAAGGAGCGGTATTGATGAACGCTGCGCCCCATCTGGCCGGCCTGCCGCAGTGCGACGTCTACCCCTGCCAGCGGCTGGCCACCCACCTGTACCACGACCTGAACGAGACCGACCCGGTCGCTTCCGGGAAGCTGGTCCCGGCCCCCGACGGGTCGTACGTGCCGGAGTTGTTTCGCCAATGGGACATCAAGGCGCACCACGCCAGGTGCGAGACCCACCAGGAACCGGCCCGGAGGTATTACCAGGACGGCCGGGTCTTTGAGACGACCGAACCGGGCGCGCCTGATCGCGAGGTCACATGCCCTGGATCAACCGCGTGTTAGGACTGCCGGCCGGCCTGCGTGGCCGCCGCGCCCGGCGCGAGATGCGCCGGGTCCGCCTGGGTATCGACCCTGCCATCGGTCGTGACCGTACCGTCAGGGCCACCGTCTACCCCCAGACCCCACACGTCGACCCCGGAGCCCCCGAATCCGTGCACGCCGAAGATCCGGTGGAGGGTCTTTGCCCCGACCCATCCTGACGCGGACCGCCCGGGATCGCCGCGCGAAGGCCGTCGTTGCCAAGAAGTTCAACAAGTTGGAGCGGCTGTCGGTCACCTACGTCCCGACGGACGCGATCAAGCCGAACAGCTACAACCCGAACCGGCAGTCGCCTGAAGATTTTGAACTGCTGCTCCGGTCGATCGAAGAAGACGGCTTCACCAGCGTCATCACCGTCCAGGAAGGCGTCAACGAGATCGTTGACGGTGAGCATCGCTGGCGGGCCGCCCAGGCCCTGGGCCTGACCGAGATCCCGGTCGTCTTTGTCGACATGACCACCGCCCAGCGGATGGTCAGTACCCTCCGGATGAACCGGGCGCGGGGTAACGAAGACGTCGAATTGTCGGCCCAGGTGCTTCGGGACTTGCAGGCGATCGGCGCCCTGGACCACGCCCAGGACAGCCTGGCGCTGTCCGACGCGGAGATCAACCTGTTGATCACCAACGTCGCCGCGCCGGAGCTACTGGCCGGCGACGACTTCACCGACGCCTGGGTCCCGTTCAAGACCGAAGATGACCACGCGATCGACGGGCAAAGCGACACCAGCCTGACCGATCGGGGCGCCCAGGCCCTGCGATCTCGCCAGGCCGCGCTGGCCAGCGCGGTCACTGAACAGGAACGCCGGCAGGCCCGCGAGGACAACCAGGTCTTCCGGGTCAGCATGGTGTTCGACGGTGATGAAGCTGAGATCGTCCGCGCCATCCTGGGGCACCGGCCCGCGATCGCCGTCCTGGCGCTGTGCAAGGCGGAGCTGGAACGGCCCCGTCTCGCCACCGACTCACTCACATAGACACCGGGACACCCCATGAGCAATTCGCCGACCGACGATGTCGACAACGTCGATATTCCCACCCAGGATGGGCGACAGAACGGCCAGATCAAGCGGCGCGGCCGTCCCCGCGTCCCGGCCGACGACGTCCGCTGCACCGCCCGGTCCAAGGTCCGGATGCGGGGGAACGACCCAGACCCCAGGTGTCGGAATTACCGCGCCGTCGGCTTCACCGTCTGCGAGGACCACGGCGCCGCCGCCCAGGTCGGCCTGGCCCACCACAGCACCACCCACGGCCGCTACAGCCGGGTCATGCCGAAGAAGCTGACCGAACGCTTTGAAGCGCTGGTCACCGATCCGGATGTCCTGAACCTGTCCCGGGATCTCGCCCTGCTAGACACCCGGCTTGAACAGTTGCTGACCCGGATTGATGAGAACGAATCCGAAGCCGACTGGCGCCGGGCTGGCGACGCGTACCGCAAGCTGCGGGCGGCCATGACGTCCGGCGACGGGGCCGGCATCACCGACGCCCTGACAGCCCTGGGGCGGGCGTTCTCTTCCGCGTCGGCCGTCGATTCCAACTGGCGCGACATCCGCGACGCCCTGCAAGAACGGCGGCTGATTGTCGAATCGGAACGGCGGCGGCTGGTCGACCTGCACCAGATGGTGACCGTTGAAGAACTGATGGTCTTCGCGTCGGCGCTGGTCAGCATCGTCAATCAGGAAGTCCCGGACCCCCGGATCCGGACGTCGATCGCCCTGAAGGTGCGCGGCCTGTTGGGCCGATCGGGTCGCCCGATTGTCACTACCCCGGGGGCGATCGATGGGCAGGCCACCACGGTCGGCGCTAGGAACGGCGATGGCAGCTAGGTCTCTTCGCGCCCAGAAGTCGAACCGGGCGCCGCAATGGCCGCCGCCGATCTGGCCGCCGGTCGGGTACAGCGCGCCGACGATCGTCATCCCGGACGCCGCCGACGTCGAGATCTACAGCGAGACCGGCGGCGGCGCGATGGATCGCGCGATCGAGATGATGTCGTCCCGGCTGCTGGTCGATGGGGCGACTACCCCTGACGACCCGCACATGGCCGACCCGATCGGCTGGATTGAGACCAAGCTGGGCGAGTACCCCTGGTCCAAGCAGCGGTTGATCGCCACCAGCATACTGACCAACCGCCGGACCGCCGTCCCGTCGGCCCATGAGACCGGGAAGTCCTGGCTTGCCGCCCGGATCATCGCCTGGTGGCTGTCCACCCACAAGCCGGGTGAAGCGTTCGCCGTCACCACCGCGCCATCACAAAGTCAGGTCAGGGCGATCCTGTGGCGAGAGATCAACCGCGCCCACCGCAAGGGCCAGCTTCCGGGTCGGACCAACCAGACCGAATGGTGGATCAGCGAGGAGCTGGTCGGTTTCGGCCGCAAGCCGGCTGACTACAGCCCGACCGCCTTCCAGGGGATTCACGCGAAGTACGTGCTGGTGGTCCTGGATGAAGCGTGCGGGATTCCGGTCGAGATCTGGCGGGCCGCGAACAGCCTGGTCGCCAACGAATACGGCCGGATGTTGGCGATCGGTAACCCCGACGATCCGACCAGTTACTTCGCTACGATCTGCGGCCCTGACACCGGCTGGAACGTCATTCCGGTCAGCGCGTTCGATACCCCCAACTTCACCGGCGAATGGGTGCCTGATGAGCTGCGGCCGCTGCTGGTCAGCCGCATCTACACCGACGAATTGGCCCGCGACGTCGGCGAGGACAGCCCGATCTACCTGTCGAAGGCGCTGGGCCAGTTCCCCGAGAATTCGGCCAACGGGGTCATCCCGCTGTCGATGATCCGGGCCTGCCAGGTCGCCGATCGCGAGTACACCTACGAACAGCAGGTGCCGGTTGAACTGGGGATGGACGTCGGCGCCGGCGGCGACCAGACGGTCCTGCGAGAGCGTCGGGGGCCGGTCGCCGGGCGGACCTGGCGCCGGAATACCCCGAACTGGGCCGACGCCGTGGCGATCGCCTTGCAGGCGATCGATGAGACCGGCGCCAGGCGGATCAAGATCGACCTGATCGGGATCGGCTGGGGCGTGGTCGGCAGGCTGAAGGAGCTGAAGCGGGAAGGGCGGCACGCCTGCGAGGTCGTCGGCGTCAACGTCGGGTCAGCCAGCACCAACCCGGACCGCTTCCCCCGGCTGCGGGACCAGTTGTGGTGGGAGATCGGGCGCGAGCTATCGCGATCGCGGGCCTGGGACCTGTCGGCGATCGATGACACCACCGTCAACCAGTTGATCATGCCCCAGTGGCAGCCGGACAGCGCCGGCCGAATCCACGTTGAACCGAAGCAGAAGACGATCGACCGGCTGAAGCGATCGCCGGACGACGCCGACGCCCTGCTGCTGGCCTACTACGTCCCGGTGCTCTCGAAGCCGTTCGCCGGGGCCGCCGGTGGGGCGCGGATGCAGGTCTCGTCGGGTCAGGTCGGCAGCAGTCGTGGCCCGGCTGAGAACCCGAAGCGGCGCGGCACCGTCCTGCCGTTCCGCCGCCGTGGTGCGCCGGCCCCGAACGGCAAGCCGCTGCCCAACCCGTACCGACGGAGGATCGGATGATCGTGCACGTCTGGCAGTGCGCGCGCTGCGGCCCGATGCCGACCGCCATGTACTGCGCCGGCGACCTGACCGCCTACTGCCCGCGCTGCGAGCAGCCACTGGCCCAGTTGTTCGTCAACGTCGACACGTCGGCCTACGACGATCCCCAGGCGGCCCCACCACCCGGCGCCGGTGGCGCCCGTGATGGCGGCGTCCCCTGGCCGGACCCGTTCGACGGCCTGCTGTGCGGCGTCCGCTTCCTGCGGGCCGAAGGAAGTGCCGATGTCCCCGTCCAGGATGGGACGGTCCACTGGCAGGTCTACGTGATCGACCCGTCGCTGTCGGTCGGCGATGACCGCCGGATGCACGTCGCCGCGACGACCGTCTGCGGCGTCGCCGGTCCGTACCAACGGCCAAACCTGCTGGTCGACGCGTGCCAGCCCTGCCACGACGGCTTCGCCGAAGCGCTGGCCGAAGCCCGGGTCGTCTTCCGCTGCCTACAGGACGGCGGCCGGGCGGGCCAGTGACAGGGAGAGACGGCGCAGCCGAGAGGCTCCGTGGTCTCGCGGTCGGCACGACGGTGCACGGCCATCCGGCCCCGGTCCTGGTCGCGGTCCCCTGCCGGGTCTGCGGCCGCCCGCTCGCCGAGACCGATGGGTCCCGGCTGTTCCTAGGGACCTGCTACTTCGTGCAGAGCGTGACGCTGCACTGCGGGCGCTGCCATGCCCGCACGCTGTGGTCCAGCCCCAACCGGGCGGACCCCGGCCGGCGAAGCTCCGGCGCCCGGAGGAACTGATGATCTGGGTCAAGATCCTGGTCGGCTACGCTGCCGGCAGCCTGGTCGCGGCCTGGCTGTGGCACCGCTTTCACCAGCACCTGTGTCGGCGCGCGCCTTGACGCGACGACGTGGCCCGTCGTAGTCTTGATACGACTGCCCGCACGGCGAGCATGTGGGCAGTCCGCCGGGCGGGACATCAGGCCCGCCAGCCGACCTGAGATGGGCGCCAGGTCTCTTCGATCGAAGGGACCGGCGCCTTGTCTGTTTCTCCCACCCGACCGAACCTGCCCCCGGCACCCCCGGCCCGCCGTCGGCGACGCCGCCGGCGCGGCTACGAACCGGTCCGGACCGACAACAGTCAACTGACGCGCGAGTTCGTGGCCAGTGGCGATCGCCACACCTACAACCAGGCCGCCGCGTCGCTGCCCCAGCCGATCGATGACCTGACCCGCGACTTCGGGAACGACATCTATGAGCAGATGCTGTTGGACGCCCAGGTGGCGGCCTGCATCATCGTGTTCAAGGCGGCGGTGCTGGAAGACGGGGTCGAATTGTCACCGGCCGTCGGCGATCAGAAGGCCGACCAGTACAAGCTGGCCGTCGAGATCCGCGACCGCGCCGTCGCGATGCTGGATCGCCTGGAGACCCCGTTCGATGACGTCCTGTGGTCGATGCTGGACGCCACCTGCTACGGCAACAAGATCGCCGAAGTCTGCAACGTCCTGGAGCGCGAGGACGGCCGGACCTGGATGCGGATTCGGGCGATCAAGCCGAAGCCCAGGCGGGCGATCGCCTTCGTGGTCGACCAGTTCTACAACGTCCTGGGATTCATCGGGGCCAAGCCCGGCCAGACCGTTCCTAACAGTGTGGGGTCGGTCCCGAAGTCGGCCGACGTCCTGCCACGAGACAAGTTCGCGGTCCTGTCCTGGCGCCCCCAGGACGGTGACCCCCGGGGGACCAGCATGCTCCGGCCGGCCTATGAAGGCTGGTGGCGCAAGCGCCAGATGTACCCGGAGTACCTGAAGTACCTGACCCAGTTCGCCGGCCCCAGCTTGTGGGCGACCGCCCCTGAAGGGGTGGCGATCCAGCCGGTCACCGACGCCACCGGCAACCCGGTCGACGCCGACGGGAACCCGCTGGACCCGTCGATGATCCCGGCTGGCGAGGATGAAGAAGCGCAGGCGGCCCAGCAGGAAGCGCTGCTGACGGTCCTGATGGATTTCCAGAACGGCACCGCGATGGCCCTGCCGTTCGGGACCGACGTCCACGCGATCGAGATGCAGGGCAACGGCGAGGCGTTCCTGGCCTGCTTCACCGAAGCGGATAGCCAGATCACCCACGCGATCCTGACCCAGCAGTTGGCGACCGAATCGCCCGGCATCCAGGCCCGCGCCGCCGCTGAAGTCCACCAGGACGTCCTGGGCACCCTGGTCCGCCAGGGCAAGCGGGCGGTGGCCCGGATGGTCATGCAGGACATCCTGAAGCCCTGGGTCATCCGGAACTGGGGCGAGGACAAGGCCGAGCTGACGCCCCGGGTCTCGCTGGGCGCGACCGAACACCAGGACCTGGCGGCGCTGATGAACGCCATCGCGGCGCTGGCCCGGATCGGCTACCTGCATCCGTCCCAGCTTCCGTACGTGGACGGACTGCTGGGCCTGCCGGTCCGCGATATGTCGACCGGCAGCGATCCGATGCCGCTGCGGCCGAAGCCGGCCACGCCAGGCGCTGGATCTGGAGGCGAGGGGCCGCGGCCTTCTAACCAGCGCCAGGGGCAGCCCAGCCGTGAGCCAGCCCGCGAGCGTGAGCGCCAGGCGGCATCCTCGCGCCGGCGCGAGGATATCTCATTTGATGGCGGCGACGTCGCCGCCCTGCTGGCCAGCCTGCCGCCGGACCAGGTCCGCTGGCTGGGCGACCTGCTGCGCGCCTTCGCGGCCGAGACCCAGGACCGCGAGCAGGTCGCCGAATGGATGTCCCGGGCTCGCCGCGTGGTCGCACCCGAGAACGGAGCCACCGTATGAACCTGCTGGACCGGGTCTGCACGGGTGCCTGGGCGATCCGTCCGGAAGCCCTGGAAGTCATCATCGCCCTGGCCGATCGCCAGGACGTCCCGGCCGGGATGATCCGCGACGCGATGCACCACCGGGCGCCGCGCGACCCGGCCGAGATGCAGACCCACGCCGTCTCGGCATCCAGGGGGACGCCGATCGAAGGCGCCAGCGTCGCCTACCGGCGCGGGTCGGTCGCGGTCCTGCCGATCACCGGTCCGATCGTTCGCTACGGCAACCTGTTCACGTCGGTCTCCGGGGGCGCCACCAGCGTCCAGGCGATCGGGCTGGACCTGAACCTCGCCCTGGCCGATCCCGACGTGAAGGCGATCATGCTGCACGTCGATTCGCCCGGTGGCGAGAGCAACGGTATCGCTGAGCTGAGCGACATGATCTTCGCCGCCAGGGGTCGCAAGGCGATCGTCAGCTACGTCAGCGATCTGGGCGCGTCGGCCGGCTACTGGCTGGCGTCAGCCGCCAGCGAGATCGCGATCGCCCAGACCGCCGCCCTGGGATCGATCGGCGTGGTCGCCGCTGTCCAGGACCCCGAGAAGCACGACACCGGTGAGATCGAGTTCGTGTCGTCAGTCTCGCCCCACAAGCGGCTGGACCCCCGGACCAAGGTCGGCAAGGCCCAGATCCAGGCCCTGGTCGACACCCTGGGCGACATCTTCGTCGGCGCCGTCGCCCGCAATCGCGGGGTGACCGCCGAGACCGTGACCAACGACTTCGGGCAGGGTGGCCTGCTGGTCGGACAGGACGCTGTCCGCGCCGGCCTCGCCGACCGCCTGGGCAGCTTTGAAGGGGTCCTGGCCGATCTTGCCGGGTCCCCCACCGCCGACGTCACGCAGCCCCCAGCACACCGACCGGCTGCCGCGTCAACGCCGCCAGTCGTGGCGATCGCCGCCACGACCGAGCCTGTACAGGAGCCAGAGATGGGCCTGCGCGAACGCATCCTGGAACTGGCCGCATCGCTGGACCCGGTCAACGGCAGCGCTGACCTGGAGGCCAGCATTGTGAGCCAGAACCTGCACGCGACCACCGGCGGGACGTCCCAGACGCCGCCGCCCCCCACGGTGACGACCCACGGGACGTCCCCGACCACCCCGCCGCCGGCCCAGCCGGACGTCAACGCCGACGCCCTGCGCGTCCGGTTGGCGGCCGCCGAAGCCGAGAATCAGCGGCTGCGCCTGCACGGCATCACTGACGCCGCCACCCGCTACGCCCAGGACATGCTCCGGGAAGGCCGGGCGATGCCGTCCGAAGAGGACGCGATCACCGGCCTGTACATCCGGGCCGCCCTGGACGATATGTACACGCCGGTCAGCGAAGGCCCCAGCCGGGTGGCGCTGGTCCAGGCGAGCTACGCCGCCCGCCAGGCCCGGACCCAGCTTCTGGCCGAGCTGACCGACGACGCCGTCCTGCGGGCGCTGCACGACCGGGCCACGGCCCCACGGCGGTCCGCCGACGGCGAGCCGCCCAGCGACGACCGAACCCGCCAGCTTCTGGAGATGACCCCGTTGGGTCGTCGCCACCTGGACCAGGTCAACGGCCACGCCATCAACGGGCAGGGGGGCCGGTAGGATGCCAATCGCACCGAAGTGGACCTTCAAGATCGCCCGCCTGGACCCGGCCCTTGAGCCGGATCACGCGGCCGAGCTGGCGGTCAACCTGAAGCCGTCGACCAGTTACCTGGCCGGCACCGTCCTGGGCGAGATGATCGGGACCGATGAAGTCAGCCAGGTCGTGATCGACGCGACCGGTGGGGTCTGGGTCTTCACCTGGTCTGGCGAGTCGACCCCGAACGTGGCCTGGAACATCTCGGCCGCCGATCTCGAACACGAGATCGAACTGCTGCCGAACGTCGGCGCCGGCAACGTCAGGGTGACGATGCCGGCGCCGCTGACCTACCGGATCGCCTGGATCGCCGCCCTGGGATCGGCCAACCAGCCGGCCCCGACGACCACCGCGACCGGCCTGACCGGTGGCGCCGGCACCGCCGTGGTGTCGACCCCGGTTGCTGGCGTCGCCGGATCTCGGGGGGTCTACGCCCCGTACAGCAACGCGGCGGCCGACGGGTCGCAGGTCGCGAAGGGCCTGTGTCGCTACCAGTGTGTCACCGACGCCGCCGGCAACATCACCCTGGGGGAAGGGCCGGCCGGGACCAGTGAGCACGGGCACACGACCCGGTCGATCGATATGTTCTATCGCGGCGTGTTCTGGACGTCCCAGCTTACCGGCCTGGACGCTAGCGCCATCACCGATCTCGGCGTGCTGATCGACGGAACGATCGAGCATGGCCGGATCCGGATCGGGTAGGGGGATCTGACGATGCCAGAGTTCATCTACCCGACGACGACTGAGCTGATCACGATCAACCAGACGCTGCTACCGAACCTGGAGCAATCGAGGGTCCCGTTCGCGCCGGGCGGCTTCTTCCCGATCCGGACCGTCGACCAGCACTACCTGGAATGGGAGCAGCGGGACAACTTCACCGGTCTCCAGCAGGCCCGGGGCCTGAACGGCAAGCCCAGCCTGGTCAACCCGATCGGCGGGCAGCGGTTCCAGGTCGAACCGGGGGTCTACGGCGAGTTCATGGTGATTGACGAGCGGGAGCTGACGCTGCGCCGGCCCTGGGGCCAGTTCAGCGGCCCGATCGACATCTCCGACCTGGTCCGCGAGAAGCAGGACCACCTGTTGCAGCGCCGGCTGGACCGGGTCGAAAAGATCTGCTGGGACCTGATCATCGACGGCACGTTCAGTGTGCCGGGGCCGAACGGCGCGATCCTGCACGTCGACAGCTTCCCGACCCAGACGTTTGCCGCTGGCATCCCCTGGGCGACGCTGGCGACGGCGACCCCGCTGGCCGACCTGCGGGCGGTCCAGTTGATGTCGCGAGGCTACAGCGTCAACTTTGGGTCCAGCGCCCGGCTGTACATCAACCGGACCACGGCGATCAGCCTGCTGGCCAACCGCAACGACGACGACATGGGCGGCCGCAAGATGGACTTCGCGACGATGGGCAACAACCTGTCGCAGGTCAATCAGTTGCTGTCCCTGGACGACCTGCCCAACTTCGTGATCTACGAGGGTGGGTACCTGGACGACGCTGGCGTCTTCAGCCTGTTCATCCCGGACGGCAAGGCGATCCTGATCGGCGCCCGCCGGGACGGCGACACCGTCGGCGAGTACCGGATGACCCGGAACGTCAACAACCCGGGCATGGCGCCTGGCGCCTACACCCGGGTCCTGGACGACCCGGACGAGATCCCGCGCACCGTGATCGTTCACGACGGCCATAACGGGGGGCCAGTGCTGTTCTACGGCAGCGCCATCGTGGTGCTGGACGTCTAGCTTCCCTTTCCACCCTGCCCGGCGCGGCGCGCACCCCCCGTGTGGCCGCGTCCGGGCAGGGTCACGCACCCGGAGGCCACGATGGCGAAGCGACAGTACCAGGTCATGGTCGACACCTGGGGGTCGGCACCGGAGTACAAGCGGGGCCGCATCCTCGATCTTGACCTGGACGACGCCGAAGCGATGCAGGCGTTCCCCTACGACGCCAGACGGGCGCTTGAACGGGGCATCCTGATCGATCTGGACCAGCAGCGCGAGGAGCAGGCGGCCCAGCAGCAGCGGGTCCAGGAAGCGGCCGAACGCCGCGAGCGCGAGACCACCCCACCGACGGTGCAGCAGACGTCCGGTGGGACGCCCCGGGGTCGAACGTCGGGGTCCGGCGGGACGTCCCAGTCACAGGAGAGCGGTGATGCCACGTCCAGCTAGGCCGCCGGGACGTCCCAGCCCCACGGGGCGTCCCGGCGGTTCCTGATTCCCTACCACCCCCGAGACCCCAAAAGAGGAACCGCCGATGCCCACCAGCGAAGACGACCTCCAAGCGCTGGTCTTGCTGAAGACCGGCGATGTTGACCCGGCCACCGGGAAGGCGCCGGATCCGGTCAGCAAGGGCATTGTCTACCGCAACCTGGACCTGCTGTGGGACCAGTGGGCGGCGAAGGATCTGATCGTCGGCGGTCTGCGCGCGTTGTACGTCGAACGCGACGGCCTGGAGCTGATCATCGCGGTCCTGGGGCCGCGCCGGATTGACGCGGCGAACAGCGCCAGTGGCCTGGACATCAAGGCGTCCCAGGTCACCGGGATGTATGAGCGGAAGCTGGCCCGGGTCCAGGCCGCGATCAATCGGACCGAAGCGGCCGCCGCGTCGGCCGGGCGGGCCGGTGGCTACCGGATCGGCAAGCTGCGGAATCAAGCCCCGGTCGTCCCGTCGTCCCCGCCGGACGCCAACGATCCCAGGTACGCCGGCACGCCGTACGTCGGACGGGACCCGCGATCGACATGACGTACGTTGATAAGGGCCTGGCCCAGGGCATCCGCGAGATCTTCGGGATGGCACTGGCCCACACCTACACCCGGACCCCCCGGACCGCCGGCCCCCGCGACGCCTGGGCGACCACGCCCCAGTCTGACGGCACCCCAGTGACCGGTGTCGCGTGCAGCTACGCCGACCGGGCCAGTGTCGACGTCAACGACGGCGGCTTCGCCATCCGGAGCAAGCCGCTGCTGCGGGGGTCGGTCGTCCTGCGGGAGACGCTGATGATCGACTGGGACGATCCACTGAAGGAGGACGACCTGGTCTCTGAGATCCGCGACCAGGATGGCACCCTGTTGCTCGCTGGCCCGGCCGTGGTGGTCGCGGTGCTGGCCCACGCCGGCTTCGGCCCGACCACCCAGCGGATCGCCGTACTGCGCGGACCGGACGAAGAGGCGGCGCCGGAGTGATCGAGAGGATGGGTGGTGGACGGGATCTTCCTGAAGCTGGTCGAAGTCGGCGGGCTGGCGTTCGCCCTGGCGGCTGTCGGCGTGCTGGCGCTGCTCCGGGGCGACGTCGTCACCAAGAAAAACCACGAAGCGCTGCTGAAGGCGAAGGACGACCAGATCATCCGCGAGCAGACGACCGCCGCCGACGCGATCAAGCGCGAGCGCGAGGATGCAGCCGCCGCGCTGCTGGCCGAGCGCGATCGGACGAACGAGCTGTGGTCGCTGCTCCGGCCGATGATCGGCGTCGCCGGGGCGGTCGTCGATCGTCTCGACCGGGAGCGCCCGACCTACCACGAAAGGGGCTGACGTGGACGTGGTCGCCATGATCAGGCAGTGGCTGAGCCCCCAGCCACCCCCGCCACCGCCACCCGGTGGCCCGGACCCGGAGGGGCCGCCGATCGCTTCGGTGCGTCACGAGATCGGGCCGCCGCCGCCGGCCGAGGATGAGCTGCGCTGGGCGCGCCGCGAGACCGAGCTGATCGTCCGACGCGCCCGCGCCCTGGACATCGACGTCGACCTGGAGCGATCGATCCGATGATCACCTGGGAGTGGGTTGAGCTGATCTGGACCGTCGTGAATACCCTGGGCATCCTGGGTAATGTCCGACTGATCGTGGTGGCGTGGCGGAAGCGAGCCGCGTCGCTAGCTGCGGGCCACCAGGTCGGTGGGCCGAGCATCTTGTCGGCCGATCGGTACATCCGCAACGACGTCGGCCGCCTGCTGTGCCACGCGATCGGCGTCCTGGTCGGGCTGTGGGCGCTGGTGACCCACAACCGCGACTGGCTGCTGACCGTCGTGACCGGCTGGGGCGCGGTGCTGATCGTCGCCATCCTGATGGGCCTGGCGATTCTCGACCTGCTGGATGAGATCCGGCTGGATCGCCTGCTGGGCCGTGAGCAAGAGCAGGGCGGTCGCCGGGGGGGCATGCGTGGCCACGCTCGATAACACCAGCGGTCTGGAAGCGCTGCGCCTGTTCGTCGCCTGCTGCGGGGTCGCCGTTAGTCTCTGGGGCCTGCTGCGGGCCGGCGACGGCAAGTTCGCCTTCGCGTCAGTTATCCGCGACCGCATGATCGCTGATCGCCGGACCGAGATGATCGCCTTCCTGGCGATCAACCTGGTCCTGGGCTTCCAGACCACGATCGCGGCGGCGACCCCGGACCCGCTGGTGTTGACGCCCGGCGCCCTGGGCGCCAACCTCTCGCCGCTGGTGACCCTGCTGCTGCTGCTGGGCCTGGCACTTCAGCAGGTTCACCGCTGGACGCACTTTGAAGAGGTCGTCGGCGCCCAGCCACTGAATCCGACCGATAGCGAACGGATGACCGAGACGGCCCGGATCGGCCGGCCGATGCTGCACACGCTGGTGAACGACCTGGCGATCTCCGCGTCAGCGATCGAACTGCTGCTGCGCGCCGACAACCTGACCCCGGAGCAGGCCGCCGACCTGCGGATGATCCTGGAACGGCACACCCTGGCGGCCGGCCAGGTCCACCATCTCCAGCGGCTGGTCCGGAGCCTGGGCGGCGCTGACGACCTGCCGATGGCGCCACCGGGGGAAGAAGGCACCGCCTGATGAACGGGCAGATCAGTCATCTCCACACGCGAATCCGGGGGCTGGGCAGGCCGTTCGACCCGACGCCACCCGCCCCCCAGTCAAGCCTACCGTCGATGGTAGGCAGCGCCCCGAAAACCGCCGATGGCGATGGGGGACGCGGATGATCGACACGACGTGCCAGGTGGTCGGATTGGACGCTTTCCGACGACGGGTGCTGTCGCTGGTGCCCCAGGTCGAAGCGGTCGGCGCGGTAGGGCTGAAGCGCGAGATGGTCGGTGTGCTGGAGGTCTCGCAGCGGCTGTGCCCCGTCGACACGAAGCGCCTGGTCAACTCCGGTCGGGTCGATGACCCGGAGATCGGTGGCGGGATCGTCAACGTCTACATCAGCTACGGCGGCGACAACGACGTCCCCTACGCGCTGATCCAACACGAAAGATTGGACTACAAACATGCGCAAGGAAAACAGGCGAAGTTCCTTGAGCGTCCATTACTAGAATGGACCAGGGATGGACCTGAAAACCTGATGCGTGGTGTCGCTGGTGTTCTGTTGCGAAGTTGGGGGCTGTGATGTCACCCAAGAAGCGGCAGGTATTCCAGCAGTGTTCGGTCCTTCTTTCGGCTGTTGCACGATTGGCAGCAGGGGACCAGGTTTTCGATCGCGTGATCCCCGCCCCGCGAGACCGGGGTCATGTGATCCATCGTCACCCGGATCAGCGGTCGCAGGCAGTAGGCGCAGCGCCGGTTGAAGCCGTCGACCTGGGCCTGCCAGTCGGCCACCGTGAACGGGTAGACGGTTGCCCCGCGCACCAGCGCCTGACGCCGACGGTTGCGCTGACGGGTCGGCTCCGGGTCTGCCAGGTAGTGGGTCAGCCAGCGCGCCCGACTGGCGTCAGGGTTGGCGTGGTAGTAACGGACGTTCTGGGCGCGGACCGCGCCGGGGTTGGCATCACGCCAGCGCTGGGTGCGGGTGTTCTCCCGATCGGCGTTCTCGGCCCGCCAGGCGCGTTTCCTGGCCCGCGTGGCGTCGATATCGGCGTGGTATGCCCGCCGCGCCGACGCAGCACTGATTTGACGGCGTCGTTCGAGGTTGGCCTTGTTCCAGGCCATCGCGCTCGCGACCTTACAGGGCCGGCAGACCTGGCCGGTCGGGTACGAGTTTTCGGCGGTCGGGTCGGCCCCGCACCGCGAACAGCGCTTCACGCCGCAACTCTAGCAGGGAGGCTGTGATGCCGGAAGACATCGCGGACCTGCTGGTCACGGCCGGCCTGGGCACCCTGGGCACGACCCTGGTGATGGGCCGGCTGCCGGAGCAGCCGGACGTCTGCGCGGCGATCGCCGACACCGCCGGCCGCCCGGCCGCCTGGGTCCACAACGGCGGCGAGCGGCGCTACCCGCATGTCCAGGTCATCGTCCGAGACCGGGACCCCCAGGCCGCCCGGACCCGCGCCAGAGACATCCGCGACCTGCTGGTAGCGATCCGGGGTGGTGCGATCGCCAGCGTCAACGGCCGGACCTACAAGGCGATCTACGCGATGTCTGAGCCGTTCGCGATGACCGGTGATTCCAGCGGCCGGAGCTTGGTCGGCTGCAACTACGAATGCTGGATGGGGGTCGACTAGTGCACGCGGAAGCGTACGCGTTCGTCGCCAGCGTCGCTACGGTGCTGGTCGGGGTCAAGACTGCTGTCGAGATCGGCAGCCGCGACATCAACGGGTCGGTCCGCGAGCTATTCCCGGGGACCGCCTACACCGGCCTGGACCTTATCCCTGGCCCGGGGGTCAACGTCGTCGCTGACGCTTCCACCTGGCGGCCGCTGGCCCGGGTCGACCTGGTCGTCTGCTGCGAAGTGCTCGAGCACGCGCGGGCAGCCGCCCTGCTGGTCGAGAACATGATCGCGATGCTGGCCCCGGGCGGCCACCTGATCGTGACCTGCGCGATGCCGCCCCGGCCCCCGCACTCCGGGATCGACGGCAACCGGCTCCGGCCCAGCGAGTGGTACCTGAACGTCCGCCCCGGCGAGCTTCACGACTGGGTCGACGGGATGGCCATCCAGCGCCTGGAGACCCACAAGCAGCGGGGCGACCTGTACCTGTGGGCGACGAAGCCGGGCGGGGGGACGTGATGACCTGGAGAGATGTCGAAGCAGTCGATATTCGCGCCGCGCAGCGGGGCGCAGCCGAGAGGATCGGGGATCTAGCGGTCGGCACGACGAGCCCGCGCGTCCTGGCGCTGGTCCACCCTGAGATGATGGCGGGATGTACCGCCTGGCGGATCGCACAGCCGTTCTCTGAGCTGCACCGGCGGGGCTACCCGGTCGGCTGGTGCGCCGTCGGCGACGCCCGATCGGCCGACTGGCTTCGAGACGCCGACGCCGTGGTGATGGCGCGCCTGGAATGGGCGCCGGAGCAGGACTGGGTCGCGGATCGCTGGGTTGCGCTGATGCACGGCCTGGGTACGACCGTCATCTACGAGACCGACGACGACCTGTACAGCGAGGAGAGCATCGACCGGATCCGGGTGACCGGCGACCCGGCCCAGGCGAATAAGCCCCAGGAGTTGATGGAGCGCGAGCGGCAGGCCAGGATTCTGCCACTGGCGCTCTCGGACGGGGTGACCGTGGCGACCCCCAGGCTGGCTGAGGTCGTCAGTCGGTTCACCGACAAGCCGGTCATCGTCGTCCCGAACGCGATCGACCTGCCCCGGTTCCGGGCTGGGGTCGAGAAGTACGGCCCGAAGCGGGGCGCCCTGGACCCGGATCGTCCGCTGACGATCGGCTGGGCCGGCGGTAACCGCCCGGACGAAGACGCCCGTCATCTGGCGGTCGCCTGGACCCGGATCGCCAACCGCTACCCCGACGTCCGCTTCCTGGTCGGCGGCTACCCGCTGGGGGTCCTGCTGCGGTCGGTCGACGCCGATCGCCTGACCCTGCGGCCGAAAGAGACGATCGAACGGTACCCGGGGCTGATGGCCGAGATCGACATCCTGTGCTGCCCCCTGGAAGCGAACACGTTCAACGCCAGCAAGTCGCCGATCAAGGCGCTGGAAGGGGCGGCAGCCGGGTCGGCCGTGCTGGCGTCCCCGACCGTCTACCGGCACCTGATCGATCATGGCGAAGATGGGCTGATCTGTACGAACGCCGACGACTGGGAGGCTTCCCTGTCATGGCTGATCGAGGATCGCGCACGGCGCCGCCACTTCGCCGACCGCCTGTTGCAGAAGGTCGAAAGCCTTCACAGCTTGCAGGCCAACGCCCACCGCTGGCCGGCCGCCTGGTCCCACCTGGTGGCCGACTACACGGCCCGTCAGGCCGGCATTCCCACCACGGTCGGAGGTACCGATGGCTGATGAGACCCCAACCCCAACCCCGAAGCCGACCGCCGCCCAGCCCCGGGCGAGCCGGCGGCACGACGGCTATTACGAGAAGCCGTGGGGCAAGCCACCGCACCAGGTGACCGTCTACCAGTGCGAGAGCTGTCCCTTCGATCACGTCAATGAAGAGATCGTGAGGCAGCACGTTGCCTCGCGCGGGCACGCCGACAGTTAGGCTGAACCGTGACCGACCTGGCTATCCACGCATTTGGGACGCTGCTGAAGATGGGGGACGGCGAAGACCCGGAGGTCTTCACGAACGTCGCTGAGCTTCGATCGATCCCGGTCCCCCAGATCGAGTCGCCCCGGATCGACACGTCGACCCACGACAACCCGGCCTTCTTCCGGTCGTACGTCAACAACCTGAACGACCTGCCGGCCGTCGGGTTCGACATCAACTACCTGCCGAACCACCCGACCCACAACCACGTGACCGGCCTGCTGCAACGGCAGTTGACCGGCGAACGGACGAATTTCCAGGTCCACTACAACAGCGCGGTCGTCCCACCGGTGGTGGTCCACTTCTCGGCGACGGTGTCCAGCTTCCGCCCGACCGCCCCGGTCGACAACGTCTACCAGGCGGCGGTGCAGCTACAGCCGACGTCGGCGCCGACCTACGGGTCGTCGTAAGCCTGACATTCAGGGTAAGCCTGACATTCAGGCAGCCGATCCCGATCGATCTCCGGGCACGACGTCTCAAGGAGCGGCCGGCGGCCGTCCCGCCGGCCCAGCCACGATGGAAGAGACCACCCGCGACAACGCCAGTCCGATCACGCAGGCGATCGAGAGCATCAAGGTCGAGGAGCAGGCGGCGGCCGCTGCGGCGGCCGCGACCCCGGTGGCGCCGAAACCGGCCCTGGTCGCCGAACCGCTGAACCACCGCAAGCCCAGGCTGATCGAGCCGGTGCCGATCGAGCTTGACAAGACCCGCCACCTGCGGCTGCCGTTCTGGGCGCTGAAGATGTTCGAGGAGCGGACCGGGATCAACGCCTGGGATGAGAAGATCATCTTCGACTGGCCACCCAAGCTGGCCGTGATCACGACCCTGCTGTGGGTCGCCCTGCTGGACGAAGACGACACGCTGACGCTGGATCAGGTCGAGCGGATGCCTGGGCTGGAGTTCGGGAACATCTACTACATCCTGCACTGCCTGGACCTGTGCTGGGGCCGTAACCAGCCGCCGGCCGACCCGGCCACAGCTTCCGCGACCGGAGGTGGCGGCCCAAACGCCAGCGCCGCGTAGTGCGGTGGATCGACCTGTGGACGGTCGGGATCGTGGACCTGGGCCTTTCTGAAGCCCGGTTCTGGGACCTGACCCCACGGGAGTTCCGCGCGCTCGCGGATCGTCGGCTTGAGCTGGAACGGGCCGAAGACCTGCGCTTCGGCGAGCTAGCGACCCTGGTGGCGTCATTGGGCGGTGCCAAGAAGTCGAACGGCCTGCCCTTCGGCCCGGCCGACTTCTTCCCCAGCCTGGCCGTCCCCCGGTTCTTCGATCCGACCGTCCAGGTGGCGGATCGGCCGGACAACCTGGTCGACCTGCCGAAGCGGCCGGGCCAGAACGCCGTGGAAGACGGGTGGGACCGCTGGGTCGAGATGTGTCGGATGGCTGATCAGCACCGGGCGAGGGCGAGATAGTGTCGATTCCGTTGGGCGGCTTCGGGTTCAGTGTCGGGTTCGATACGACCCAGGCCGATGCTGCCCTTCAGGCGTTCGTCGCCCGGGTCGTCGCGGCCACCGCCCAGGTCCAGCAGTCGTTCGACCGGATCCGGGGGCCGAACCTGGGGGGTGCCGCCGGCGGTGGGCTGGCCGGGCAGGCCCAGGCCGCGACCACGGCGATCGAGACCCAGACCGCCCGCCAGGCGGCCGCTGCTGAACGGGCGGCGGCCGCGAAGATCCGGGCGGATGAAGCGGCGTACACGGCGGCGCTGCGGCTGGCCAGGGCCGTCGAGATCGAAGAGGAGCGGATCGCCGCCCGCCGGCTGCGCCGGATCGAACAGGCGGCCGCCGCCGAACTGCGCGCCTCTCGCCGGAACGCCCCGGGCAGCGACGCGGCGGAACGGGAGTACCGGCGGGCCGAACGCGGCGGGATTGGGGTCGAGACCGAAGAATTCCGCAACGCCCAACGCGCCCAGCAGCAGATCCGCCAGGAAGCGGCGGCGACCAACCGGATCATCGCCGAAGGTGAACGGGCGGTCGCGCGCGCCAGGGCCGAAGCGGCCCGCGAGGAAGCGTCCAGGGCACAGGATCGGCGGCGCCAGGTCGAAGAGGTCATGGCCGCCAACCGGCGGCTGTACGCCGAAGAACAGGCCGGGATCCGGGCCAGCCAGCGGGCCGAAGCCGAAGCCGCTAGGGACCGTCGGCGATCGACCGAAGAGATCCTGCGCCACAACCAGCGCCAGCACGACGAAGAGATCCGGGCGGCGGTCCGAAGAGAACAGCAGCGCCGCCGCGAGCAGCGCGAGATCGAACAGGAAGCCCGCCGCGAGGAACAGCGTCGGCGCGCCGAAGAACGCGAGTCGGTCCCCCGGGCCGCCCTGTCCGGTGGGCTCCGGGGCGCGATCTCCGGGTCTGGTCTCGGCGGCGGCCTGCTGATCGGTGGCGGGCTGGCCGGCGCCCAATTGGCGGCGACGGCGGCGGCGATCGCCATTCAGGCGGTCACCCGGGCGACGATCGACGGGATCGCCGCCAGCATCCGCTACAACGCGGTGCTGGAACAGCAGACCCGCACCTTTGAGCACTACACCGGATCGGTCTCGGCCGGGCAGAAGGCGATCCAAGAGCTACGCCAGCAGGCCGCGATCTCGCCGTTTGGCGACGAACAGGAGATCGCGGCCGGCGCCACCTTCCTGCGGGTCAGCGGCGGCGACGTCGAGCGGATGAAGGAGCTGACCCAGCTAACGGTCGCCCTGGCCTCCGCGCACCCGGAGCTGGGCTTCGAGGCGATGCAGGCCGCCATTCAACAGCTCATCTCCGGCGACTTCCGGGCCTTTGAAGACCGCACCAACATCGCGATCGGGACGGTCCGTCAGCTTGCCCAGCAGGGCTTCAGTGGGATGGAGCTCTACCGCAAGGCGGTCGAAGCGGCCGGCGGGTCGACCGAGCTGCTGGTCAAGTCGGCCCAGGGTTTCGACGCCCAGCTTGCCCAGCTTCAGTCGACCGCTGCCGGCATCCAGGGCGCCCTGGGGCGCGGCTTCTTTGAAGCGCTGCTGGGCGGCCTTCAGGAAGCGAACACCGTCCTGTCCGCCAACCGCCAGGGATGGGAGCTGCTGGCGGAAGGGATCGGGACCGCCGTCGTTGAAGGCCAGAAGTTCCTGGCCATCACGTCCGGGTTGGCCAGTAGCCTGGCGGGGCTGCGCGACCTGCTGGGGCTGACTGGTGGCGGCCTTCAGGGCCTAGCCCAAACCCGTCGCGAGCAGCGCCAGGCCCGCGAGGAAGCGGCCCCGACCCGCCCGCCGATCCCGTTCGCCCCGACGACGGCGTACACCCCGGAGCAGGAACAGCAGATCCGGGCGGCCCGCGCCCAGCGCCAGGAAGAACAGCGCCAGTTGCAGATCGATCTGGCCGCCCAGCAGGGCGCGCTGGGCCAGGTCAAGGCCGCCCACGCCGAGATCGGGCGCCAGATCAACGAAAACCAGGCCGCCGCTAAGCGGGTCACCAGTGAGTACGAAGCCCAGATCGTCGTCCTGAAGGCCCAGATCGCGGCGATCGAAGCACCGACCCAGGCGATGAACGCCCGCGCGGCCGCGATCCTGGAGGCCCAGCGCGAGCAGGCCCGGATCGCCGATCGCGCCCAGCAAGCCCAGGGGCCGGTCAGCCAGCGGGCCGACATCGCCGAAGCCCAGGCCCTGCTGGACTTTGAAGAGGAAGCGCTGGCGATCCGCCACCGCCGGGCCGAGATCAACGAAGAGATCGCCCAGCGCGAGCAGGAGAACGGCCGCCGGGTCCGCCAGGCCGAACTGGACAACGAACAGGAACGCATCCGCGCCAGGCGCGAAGAGATCGAACAGATCCAGACGGCCCGCCAGGAACGGATCGAAGCGCTCCGGGCCGAGATCCAGGCCGCCCAGGAGGTGCGCCAGCAGCGCCTGGAAGCGCTGAGAGAGGAAGTCCGGGCCGCCCAGGAAGTCCGCCAGACCCGGATCGAAGCGATCCGCGAAGAGATCCAGGCCGCCCAGGCGAGCCGGCAGGCCCGCCTGGAAGCGCTGAGAGAGGAAGTCCGGGCCAGCCAGGAAGCCAGGCAGCAGCGGCTGGACGCGATCCGCGAAGAGATCCGGGCCAACCAGGCCGCCCGCCAGGCGTCGCTGGACGGCCTGCGTGAAGAGATCCGGGCGCGTCAGGAAGCCCGCCAGATCGCGCTGGAAGCGGCTCGCGAGATCATCCAGGCCCACCAGGAAGAACGCCGCGCGGCGATCGAAAACCTGAACGATCAGATCCGGGCCAGGCGGGAAGCGTACGACCTGGCCAGGGAAGCCGCCCGCGAGCTAGCCGACGAAGCCGAACGCCAGTACCGGCGCGAGCGCGACGCGGCCGACCGCGCCCACCAGGCCAGGCAGCAAGAGTACCGGGACCGGATCGACCAGCTTCGGGAAGCCGACCGCCAGGAACGGAACCGAGAGCGCGGGCCGTCGGCGGCTGAACGGGAGCTGGAGGCCCTGGAACGGGTCAACCGCGAGCGTCAGCGGGCCAGGACCCTGGAAGACGCGCAGCTTGCGGTCGCCGAAGCCAGGACGTCGAGAGAATGGCGCGACGCCCGCCGCCGGCTGGCCGTCGTCCAGGAACAGCAAGCCTATGAACGCCAACGCGAAGCCCTTCAACAGCGGATCGAAGAGGAAAGGAACGCCCGTGAGGAACGGTCGTTCCAGCGCCAGGAAGAGATCGCCGAGCTTGAGCGACGGGCGGCCGCCGAAGACCGCGCCTACCGCGAGCAGCGCGACCGGCAAGAGCTTGCCCACCAGCAGGCCAGGCAAGCCCTTGAAGACGCCAACCGGGCCGAAGACCGGGCCGAACGCGAGCGCCAGCGCGAAGAGGACCGCCAGGTCCGCGAGCTTGAACGGGCCGACCGGGAAGCCACCAAGCAAGAACAGGCCCAGATCCGCGAGCAAGAGAAACGCGAGCGCGAGCTACAGCGCGAAGAAGAACGCGCCATCCGCGAGGCCGAACGGTCCGCTGCTGCTGCTGATCGTGCCGATCAGGAACGGCTCCGGCAGGAAGAACAGGCCGCCCGCGCCGCTGAGCGCGAAGAAGAACGGACCATCCGGGACGCTGAACAGGCCGCCCGCGCCGCAGAACAGGCCGACCAGGCCCGGCTCCGGGCCGCCGAAGCCGAAGACCGCCGTCTCACCCGTGAGGAAGAGGCCCGCGTCCGGGCCGCCGAAACCGAAGACCGCCGGCTTCAACGCGAGGAAGACCGCCGTCTCCGCGACGAAGAAGCGGCAGCAAAAGCCGCCCAGCGGGCCGAAGACGCCCAACTGCGCGCCGAAGAACGGGCCTACCAGCAGCGCCAGAAGGAAGAACGCGAACGTCAGCGCCGCGAGGAAGAGGAGCAGAACAACCGCCAGCTAGAACGACTTCGGGAAGCCCGCACACTGGAGATCCGGGCGCTGGAGCTGCGCCAGCGGACCCTGGATCTCCAGGACCGCACCGCCGCCGCCACGGCGGCCCGTGACCGGGTCATCGCCGACTACGTCCTGGCGATTCTGGAGAACGCCCAGAAGATCGATCAACTGACCCAGCAGATCCGGGCGCTGCCCCTGCGTCAGGAGATCGCCGAGCTTGAAGCGCTGGCGGCGACCAGGATGGCGCCGATCGAAGCGCGGCGGATTCAGCTTGACCTGGAGCTGTCGGAATCCCAGGCCCGGATCGACGCGATCACCCGAGAGATCGAGCGCATCCAGCGCGAGCTTCAGATCCGGAGCCGGCCCGGCCCCGACGAGACCCCGGTGCCGGAGGGCACCAGGTCGCCGTTCCAGCTACCATCGGGCGACGGCGGCTGGGTGCAGTGGCTGACCGACCTGACGGCCGCCATCCGCGACGGCTGGAATAATTTCTGGCGTACCGAGAACACCGGCCCGGAGGCGATCCGGGACTGGGGCGAGCGGGGCGCGGTCTACGTCGAGAAGGACGTCTGGCAGACCGACTCGCCGTCCCGCCGGACCGAAGCGCTGGCCTACGACGTCGCCCAGGGCTTCATTCTCCAGATCCAGTACCAGGGGCCGTTCATCCGGGCGGCGATGGAAGAGGCGTTCAGTCCGCCGGACCTGTCGGCCACCCTGCGCGCGCCGTTTGAAGAGTTTCTGTACACCTGGCTGCCGGGTGTCCCGCCGTTCTACGCCGCGACCGGCGCGGAAGCGGCCGCCCAGTGGCAGGCCGGCTACAGCAGCGTCGACCTGGGGGCGATCCTCCGGGCGCCGTTTGAAGAGTTCCTGTACACCTGGCTGCCCGGCACCCCGGCCTTCTACACCCAGGCCGCCACCGACAGTACCGGCGCCTTCCGGGCCGCCTACGAAGCGGCCGACCTGTACGGGGTACTGAGGTTCCCGTACGAAGAGATGATCGGCTGGCTGCCGGGCCTGGCGGACCAGTACCGGACGGCCGCGTCTGACAGCGCGGCCGCGTTCACGACCGCCTACGACGCGGCCGACCTGTACGCGGTCCAGCGGCGGCCGTTTGAAGAGATGATCGACACCTGGCTGCCGGGCCTGCCTGCCCATTTTGAAGGGAGTGGGCAGGCCGCCGCTGCTGCCTGGGCCAACGGCTGGTCCAGCGGCCAGGCGGCGATCATCGCGGCGATCGACGCCACGATGTTCAGCGTTCAGGCGCGGCTGGCTGAGTACGACCCGGGCTTCACGACCCTGGGCAGCAACGCGGCCATCAACTGGCAGAACGGCTGGGTTGCGGCGATGAACGGCTGGACCCCGCCGATCCCGCAGGCCACGGCGCCAGGCGGCGGTGGTGAAGGCGGCGGTCGTCGTCGGGAAGGGCCGGACCCGGGCGGGACCGGGCCTGCCCCGACCCCGACCCCCCAGCCGACCCCGCAGTGTCCGCCGGGCACCCGCTGGTCGACGGCGTTCGGCCAGTGCATGCCGTTCTCCCCGACCCCGCCGATCGCGTTTGGCGGCGGCGACTGGATACCCCAGGCCCAGGCCGGGGCGGTCCTACCAGCAGCGGCCATGCAGGACGCCGTGGCACGAGCGGCGAGTCCGCGACCTTCAGATCCCCAGGCTGCCCAGTCGAGAGGTCCGGTCAACATCCACATCGAACAGCGGATCTCGGCCGACGGGATCACCGACCCCCAGGCGTTCGCCCAGATGGTCACCGACCAGACGGTCGACGCGATCGTGAACATCCTGGACGTCACCCAGCAGACGTCGCTGTCACCCGTCACACGCATCCTACCGGGAGCCCTGTAGATGGCCCTGCATGACTACTTCTGGGGCGGGGTCCCGTTTGGTCCGGCAGTCCAGGACAGTGTGTCGATGCCAGACCCTGGCGAGCTTCTCCAGGGCGAGCGACACGTCCCCTACAGCACCTTCAACGTCATCGACCTGGGCGGGACGACGACCCCGAGATACCGGGCGGCGATCCTGCTGCTGCCCCAGTACGCCGGCCGGTTCATGGCGTCGCTGGGTCAGACGTCGGCCCTGGTCATCGACGGCACCACCTACGAGACCGCCGTCCTGCTGGGCCTGACCGGTCACACCATGACGCCCCGCCGCGAGTTTCATATGTTCCAGGCCGAATGGGCACTGCTGTCCGACGGCGATCCGGGGCCGGTCTGATGTCGATTCCGACCTTTCCGCAGACCCCGTTCATCAACCCGCCGGCCCCGCTGCCGATCCCCCAGCCGACGCCGGCGTCGGGGACGATCGTCAGGCGGCCCCGCTTCCAGGTCTACGTCAACGGGATGCTGATGCCCCACTGCCTGGACATCACCGTCACCCGGGGCCTGGATCTGGACCTGGCGACGGCCCAGATCACCTACCCCTATCCGCTGCCGGCCTGGATTCCGAAGTGGGCGCGGGTCAGCATCCTGATGACGGCGACCGACCCCAACCCGGCCCTGCCGTATAGCGGGCTGATTGAGCGGTTCACGGGGTACGTGATGACGTTCACGAACGGGCTGTGGCCCGGCACCGTCACGATCAACTGCCTGGACGTCCTGGCCTTAGCGGCCTGGACCTACACCCCCGAAGAGATGGACATCCGGGGGGACACCGACGTCCAGGCGATCGTCCGGATCCTGGGGCCGGGCGAAGGCGACAACCTGGGCGGCGTCGGCTACCAGTTGTCGCTGCTCCGGATCGACGGCCTGCACGAAGTGATCGGCGACATGCCGGACGCCAACCTGTTCTGGGAGTTGGGGCAGACCGCGCTGGAGAAGGTCAAAGACATCGACAGCGTCTCCCTGGGCTTCCGGACCTACGCCACCGTCGGCGGGTTGATCGTCCGCGAGCAGATCCCGACCAACCCGAACACGGTCACCGAAGTCCACAGCTTCCGCGAGGGCGTCGACATCCTGGACGGGTCGATGTCGACCGAACAGATCGACCCGAAGAACGAGATCACGGTCTCAGGCTGGGATGGGGTCGAATACGGCGCCGAGATGCCCGAAGACATGGACCCCTTCTACTGGCGGCGGAATAGCTACTGGGTCCGCTTCATGATGTTGCAGGGGACCGCCGGCGGCGCGGGGTTGCTGAATCCGACCCTGGTTGCCGAATACATCCTGTCGCAACTGAACAAGAACATCCTGAAGGTGACCTTCAGCACCCACCTGGATCTGCTGATCGAAGGCGCTGAAGTGATCCACGTCCAGTCGCCCAGGATGGACATCAACCAGAAGTTCTGGGTCCAGTCCTGCCAGACCCAGATCGACGCCAACGGCCAGTTCACCCAGACGATCACGGCGGTCTCTGAACTGGGGCCGTACAACCGACGGGTCCAGGTGCCGCCGGTAGAGCCGCCAGATCCCGTCCCACCAGGCACGACGCTGCCGGTCCCACCGGCTGTGCCCGACCTGCCGCCGGCAGCGGACCAGATCCGGCCCCGGATGTCGATCCAGGCGATCGACGTCGAGAAGGCCGCCCCCGCGATCGACCTGACGAACCGGGGCCAGGCGATCTTCTGCGTCCTGGCGACCGACCAGTCGACCAGCTTGCAGGGTCAGATCGTGTCCCGCGTCTGGCAAGCCTCCGGCCCCGGCTGCACCGTGGTCGGCCCCCAGGAAGGGATGACGTTCACGACGTTCTTTACCGACCTGACCCCGCTCTCTCTCATTACCCTGACCGTCACCGACAACCACGGCTTCACGGCTGCGATCACCCAGCAAGCATCGACGGGAGCTGTGCCTGTGAGATCCCGCAAGCTGTACGCGGTCACCGATGCGAGCTACGAAGCGTTCGACGGCAACGTCTGGCGCACCTACGATCCCAGCCGCCCCTGCCAGGTGGTGGGTAACGGCCCCTGGTGGGGCAGCAGCAACGTCGTCGCCTATTCGGCCGACGACCTGCTGACGCCACCGACCGAATCGGCCGTCCTACCGCCGGGCGAGGACGTGACGGCGATCTGGGTCCACGAGACCAACCTGCGCGTGGTCGCGGTCGGCGGATCGTCCGGCACGGTCGCGGTCACCACCGACGGCGGTGCGGTCTGGACGATCAAGCCGTCGCCAGGGTCGCGGGTCAACTTCATCATCATCTCGATTCATGACCAGCGCGAGATCCACGTGGTGACCCCGGAGGGGTGGCGCAAGTCCCAGGACCAGGGGCTGACCTGGGAGACCGTCAGGGCTGGGAATTTCGACTACCTGGAGCTGAGCCACAGCCGCAACATCGTGATCGCAGCCGGTGGCCAGCTTCAGCAGGGCGAGACCGGCACCCCGTTCACTGGCAACAGCGCGCCGATCGCCGCCGCCACCGCCCATATCCGGGAAGACAAGTTCTACGCGATCGCCGAAGACGGCACGACCTGGTACACGCCCGTCTCCGGCAGCTTCACGCTGGTCCAGGGGGTCGACATCCCGGCCGGCTTCCCCTACACGGCCGGCGCCTACCGCGACGGTCAGATGGTCGACCTGGTGTATTTCGCCGCGCAGGAAGCTGGCCTGTTCAAGACCGTTGATGGCTTCCGGACTGAGCAGGGGTATCTCCGGCTGCGCGAGGTTGGGAGGCTGACGCCATGACCGTTCCGCCAGTGCGCACGCGGATCTCCCCGGCGTCGAGACGTCGGCTGACCCAGATGTTCGGGCGGATGCTGGCCAAAAACCGCGAGGTCGCCGAAGCGATGGCGCTGCGTGTCCAAAGCGACATCGCGACCCCTGGCGGCGCGATCCGGGTCCACAGCGTCCCGCCGCTGCTGGGCGACGTCACCGGGCGGATCATCGAGACGATCGTCGCCGGGTTTCGGGGCCGCCCGCTGTCGGAAGCCGTGCCGACCCACGGCGACGTCTACACCTGGGACGCGGCCGATCAGCAGTGGCAGCCGAAGCGGGGGGCGACGTCGACCCGCTGGGAACCGGTCGTCACCGGTGGGCCGGGCAATGAACAGATCGTCTTCTCAAATGGCGACATCGTGATGACTGAGGTGCCGATCTGATGGCCGCCGGGGTGCTGAACATCTACGTCGAGCAGGGGGCGACCTGGCAGCGTCAGGTCGCCTGGACCCAGGAGAACGGCGATCCGATCAACATCGTCGGGTACAGCGCCCGGATGATGATCCGCGAGCGGTACCGATCGGACGAACCGATCGTCTCGCTGGACAGCGACCCTGGCGGCGGGATCGTCATCACCGCCCCGAACCTGCTGGACATCACCATGACGGCCGCCCAGACGGCGCTGATCGACTTCGGTGCCGGGGTCTACGACCTGGAGCTTGTCGCACCTGACGGCAGGGTCATCCGGCTGCTGCAAGGCACGGCTGAGATCGGCCCGGAGGCGACGAAATGAGCCCTGAGACCGACACGATCGTTATCATCTCGCCGCCGATCATCACCCAGGTCGTCGTGACCGAACCGGACGGCAGCACGGTCAGCGTCGAGGTCGTCAACGAAGGCCCGGTCACCGTCGCCCAGTTCGGGGTGATGGGGCCGCCCGGGTCGGTCGGACCCCCTGGCCCCCAGGGCATACCCGGTCCCGAAGGCCCCCAGGGCGAGATCGGGCCGCAAGGCGAGCCCGGCCTACCGTCGACGGTACCAGGTCCGCCAGGTCCCCAGGGCGCGCCGGGGCCGCAAGGTCCGCAGGGGCCGATGGGTCCGGAAGGTGAACCGGGGCCGCAGGGGGCGGCTGGCCCGGCCGGTGCCGACGGCGCACCTGGTGCCACGGGTCCCCAGGGACCGGCCGGGCCAGCCGGTCCCCAGGGTCCCCAGGGTGCCCCCGGGGCCACCGGCGCCACGGGTGCTACGGGTGCGACCGGCCCCCAGGGCGCCGAAGGTGAGCCCGGTCCCCAGGGTCCCGCCGGTCTCCAGGGTGCCCAGGGTCCGAAGGGTGATACCGGCGATACCGGCCCCCTGGGGTCAGCCGGGCCGGCCGGCGCGGACAGCACGGTCCCTGGTCCCCAGGGACCGGTCGGTCCCGCCGGTCCGGCCGGTCCCGCCGGCCCCCAGGGCGAGCAAGGCCCGGCCGGCCCGATCGGCGTTCAGGGGCCACAAGGTGTCCAGGGCGACCCCGGCCCGACCGGGGCAACCGGGGCGACTGGCGCGACTGGCGCGACTGGCGCTGTCGGCCCCCAGGGGCTACAGGGTGTCCAGGGCGAGCAGGGGGACCAGGGGCCGCAGGGGGTAGCCGGGCCGGCCGGTCCGGTCGGTCCGGCCGGTCCCCAGGGTGCCCCTGGGGCGGACAGCACCGTGCCAGGACCAGCGGGACCGACCGGACCGGCTGGCGCGACCGGTGCAACGGGCGCAACGGGCGCAATGGGACCGGAGGGTCCCCAGGGCGCCCCTGGGGCGACAGGACCGGCCGGAGCCACTGGCCCGGCCGGTCCCCAGGGGGACCCTGGCCCAGCAGGTCCGCAAGGCCCAGCAGGCCCGGCGGGGGCACCCGGTGCCCAGGGTAGCGCAGGCCCGGCCGGCCCGCAAGGCCCCCAGGGGGTCGCCGGTCCCGAAGGTGATACCGGGCCGCAGGGGCCGGTTGGGCCGCAGGGGCCGGTTGGGCCGGAGGGTCCCCAGGGTGCGACCGGCCCAACCGGGCCGGCCGGCGCGACCGGGGTAACCGGGCCACAGGGGCCGATCGGCCCAGCCGGCCCCCAGGGACCCCAGGGTGACACCGGCCCGATCGGACCGACCGGTCCCCAGGGTCCGGTTGGCGCCAACGGCGAGACCGGGCCGCCAGGCGCCGACAGCACGGTACCAGGTCCGATCGGCCCGCAGGGGCCGCCTGGGCTGGTCTGGCGCGGCGTCTGGGGTGTTGGGACCAGCTACATCCCGAACGACGTTGTCGAATACCAGGGATCGAGCTACGTGGCGATCCAGCCGACGACCGGCGACAACCCGGCCACCGACGGCGAGATCCACTGGCAGGTGCTGGCCCGCAAGGGCGTCGATGGCGGCGGCGGATCTGGGACCGGGCTGGTCTGGCGCGGCGCCTGGGACATCGCGACCGAATACCTGGTTGACGACGCCGTTGAGCGGAACGGGTCCAGCTATATCGCGACCGGGTCCAGCACTGGGGTCGATCCGGAGCTGGGGCCACTGTTCTGGGATCTGTTGGCGGCGCAGGGCGACGCTGGTCCCCAGGGGCCAACTGGCGCTGCTGGCGCCCAGGGGCCGGAGGGCGATCCGGGGCCGGCCGGGGCTGACGGCGAGGACGGCCCGCGCTGGCGGGGCGCCTGGTTTGACAGCACCGCCTACCTGATTGACGACCTGGCCGAGTTTGAAGGGTCGACCTACATCGCGGTCGCCAACAACACCAATCAAGAGCCGGAAGCCAACCCCGACTTCTGGCTGCCGTTCGCACTCCGGGGCAGCACTGGTGCGACCGGTGCCACTGGAGCTGTCGGGCCGCAGGGCGATCCCGGCCCCCAGGGTGACCCGGGACCGCAAGGTATCCAGGGTGTGCCGGGCATCCAGGGCGATCCCGGCCCGGCCGGTCCGGAGGGTCCGGAAGGGCCGCAGGGACCGATCGGCGAGCCGGGCCAGCCGATCCCGCTGCTGGACTACAACCCGGATGGGGTGGCCGAGGACGGCCTCGCAATGGCCGATTCGACCTGGACCGATCTCTGCCCGGCCCAGACGTTCACGGTCGACGTCGCCGACCAGTGCACCGAGATCGCCGTCCGGGGCGCCGTCAAGGTCGGCTCGGCCGTCGATGTGCTGTCGATGGCAGCCCGGGTCATGATCGACAGCACTGAGACCTACCGGCTAGGCGGCGACGTCCTTCAGGTCGCTGGCATGCAGGCCAACCCGCTGGCCGGGGCCGGCCCGATCAAGCTGTACCACCTGGACGAAGGCAGCCACACCGTCAAGGTCCAGTTGTACGCCGACGAAGCGGCGACAGCCTACTGCCGGGCCAACGCGACCGAATTCCTGTCGGTCCAGGTGACCCGGCTGTCTGGTGGCGGCACCCAGGGCGATCCAGGGACGCCGGGTGCCCCGATCATGCGACTGAACTACCAGGCCACCAGTGATGCGCTGGGCGGCGGCGCCGCTGATGGGGTCGCCTACGCCCTGCACGGTCAGCAGAATTTCACGGTGGCCGGCCCGGCCAACATCGTCGAGATCGCCATCTCGGGATCGATGCTGGTCGGCGGGGTCAATGCCGGGACCGGCGCCACGATCCATATTTTGATCGACAGCACGGTCTACAACCTGGGTCAGGACGCCAACAATGCCACCAACCAGTACGGCAACCCGTTCGCCGGGGTCGGCCCGCTGCGCATCAGCGGGCTCTCAGCCGGTACCCACACGGTGCTGGTCCGGGCCGTCGCCCACGGCAGCACGGCGATGTACTTCCGCCCCGGCACCCGCCCAGGCGAAGAGTTCCTGCGCATCCAGATCACGGAGTTCCTGACGTCAGCGTCGGACTGGACCTGGCGCGGCGCCTGGGGGTCGGGGACGGCCTACAACGCCAACGATGCCGTCACCGACGACGGGTCAACCTGGCTTGCGCTGCTAGCGGGGACCAACCAGCCGCCGGCGTCCAGCCCGTCCTACTGGCAGCAGGTGGCGGCCAGGGGATCGCCGGGGGCGCCGGTCCAGCGGTTGGCCTACAACCAGCCCACCGATCTCCATAACGGGACCCCGTTCGGGTCTGGCCCCCAGAACATCACATCTGACTTCAACTTTACCGTTAGTGGTCCACAAAGTCTCGTCAAGCTCGCGGTGGCGACCGGGATGCAGTGGGCGAACACGGGGGCGCTTCAGGGGGCCGCTGTCAACCTGCTGCTCGATGGAACGTCGCGGCACCCGATCGAAGCGGCCTACACGTCGACAAATATGCAGACGATCAACCTGTCAGCCGCCGGCGACGTCTGGGTCAGTGGTCTCGCCGCCGGTACCCACACCGTTCGGGTCCAGGTCTACTTCACCGTCGGCAGCAACACGATCTACCTCCGGCCGACCACGATTGCGACCGAGTATCTCCGTCTCGACGTGATCGAGTACCAGACGTCGGTCTCGACCTGGACCTGGCGCGGGGCCTGGTCGGCCGCGACCGCCTACGTCACGAACGACACCGTCACCTACGATGGGTCGACCTACCTGGCCCTACAGAACGGCACCAATCAGAATCCAGCCACCCAGATCGCCTACTGGCAGGTGGTCGCGTCAAAGGGCGATCCGGGCGACATGACCAACCCGATGACGACGCCCGACGACATCATCGTCGGTGGCGTGGCCGGGGCGCCGGGCCGGCTGGCGAAGGGGGCCAATTCGCGGGCCTTCGGGGTCAACAGCGCCGGCGTGCTGGGCTACCACCAGGTCGAACGGGCCGAGATCGCGCCGAATGCTGTCGTGCAGTCACGGCTGGGCTTCCAACTGCTGACCGACGTCTTCAGCGGTACGGTCACCACCACCGGCAGTTTCTACAACATCATGGCCGATCAGGCGTTCACGGTTGAGTCGGCTAGCAGCGTCATCGGATTCGCCGTCACTGGCGCGATGGTCGTCCAGGGGTCGGTCAATCACGGTGCGATGGTTCAACTGCTGGTCGACAACGCCATCGCCGTGCAGGTCGGCGCCGATTACATCCAGACGGCCGGCAGCAACGGCAACCCGTTCTCCGGCAGTGGGACGATCTACCTGAGCGGCCTGAGTGTCGGTGCCCATGTCGTCCGGCTGCGCGTCTTCATCATGAGCGGGACCCCGACGATTTACCTCCGGGCGGTGTCGGTCGTCTCCGAGTTCTGCCGGCTGTACGTCGTTGAGCACAAGTCGAGCTAGGAGGCGAGATGCAAGCCCTGGTCAGACTCTCCGACCGGCAGGTCGTCGCGCTGGGGGAATGGAGTGCCGACCCCGTCGATCCCGATCTGGTGCTGGTCACCCTGACGCCGGCGCAGGAAGCGGCGCTGGCAGCACCAGGGGTCAAGTACATCGCCGAGAATGGCGAGGTCACGGTCATCCCGGTCGTGCTGGTCCCGACGATCGGCGAGCGTGAGCAGGAGGAGACGATCGCCCGGGTGCGCCGGTCCGACCCGGAGCTTGCGACCCTGTTGTACGGACCAGCGTCATGAGCGTCGACGTCCAGGTCCGCACGTCGGACCGCCGCATCCTGGCCTACGGTCAGCCGCTGGCCACGGCCCCGGCCGGCGCCAGCATCGTGACACTGCCAGACGCGAAGCTGCCGGAGCTGCGGCTTGACGGGCTGAAGACCCTTGAGGTCGACAACACGACGATCTCGCTGACGCCACCAGGGGCGCCGGATGAGTTCTCGCTGTATCAGGGCGCACCAGTGGCGAACTACCTGGCGAACCCGTCGTTTGAGGATGGGGGCACGACCGGTGTGCTGGCGCTGACGACCACCGCCTACACGCCGGCCGTGCCCGGCTGGCTGGCGCTGAAGGGCCATGCGTCGGACGCCGCCAACGTCCTGTTGCAGGGCACCACCGTCGACACGGCGTACGGCGGCGAGACCGCGCTGCGTCTGTCCAAAGTCGGCATGAACGGCGTGCAGCAACTGGCCCAGTGGCTGCCACCGCGCCTGGTCAAGCATCTGCGCAACAAGGCGTTTGCGACCCGGTTCCGGGTCAACGCGGCCGTCCCCAGCGCGGCCCGGCCGTTCTACTGGAACGGTGTCACGACGACCTACGGGCCATCGAACACCCTGACCAACCAGTGGGAGACCCTGATCCAGCAGTGCAGCGGCCCACCCGGCGGCGTCATCGCGGTTGGGGTTGAGCTGTTCGTGAACGCCAGCGGCGTGAACGTGTTTGTCGACAACGCGGCGCTGGTTGAAGGCTCGTTCGTCCCGAAGATCCTGCCGCCGGCAATCCCGCCGATGTTCAGTGGCGCCAGTTCGACGAGCGTTCAGCGGGCGCCGAGATGCGTGAAGTGGGCGGGCACCAACTTCATGACGATCAGCAGCACGCCAGCGGCCCTGCCGCTCTCGCAGGTGATGGTCGACAACGACAACATGGCCAGCGGCAACGGTCTGTTGATCCAGACCCCGGGCCGCTACCGGGTCACCGGGCAGATTTACAGCCATCAAACGACCGGCGGGGTCGGCAACTTTACCGCCTACTTCTCGATCAGCGGCGGCTTCCTGATCAACGGGGCCAATGGCGAGCCGGGGGTTGGTAGCTACCAGAACAACGGCGCCTATGTGGTGCCCCAGTTTTCTGAGACCGCCTACTTCGCCGGCGGCGAGACGATCGTCATGAACGCCTACCTCACGCAAGGCCCGGCCACCGCTATCGGCATCCACTACAACGGCACCTACTTGAAAGCCGATCGGCTGGGAGACTGAGATGCAGATCACCATCACCGACCCGGTCAACCGTGACCGACTGCTGACCGATCTCCAGGCGCTGCCCGAAGCGGTCGGACCGCCAGCGCCGGATGGCCGGGCGTCCAGCCTGGTCTCGCTGTCCTGGAATCCTGATCTCGGCGAGACCTACATCCACCTGCCGGACGACGACCCGGCGCTGCTGGCAGCCGTCCAGGCCGTGATCGGTGCCCACAGCCCGGCCCTGACGCCGGCCCAGACCTACCCTGATCGCGATCGGGAAGAACTGCTGACGGTCGTGCAACAGCGGGCGGCGACCGACCCGGCCTACGCCGCGCTCGCAAAGCTGACCCTGGGAGAGATCTGATGGCGTTCGCTGACCAGTACGCACTTGGGGTCGACCCGGCCTTCCGCGCCCGGGTCGAGATGGCGCTGATCAAGGCGTCAACGGCCGTGATGGCCGAAGTCCAGAATGTCGACGGGCACGACTTGCGCGCGACCTACGCGACCTACGCGCTGAACAACCCGGCCAGCGCCTCCGGCCCGATGGCGATGGCGGTCGCCGGCAACCCGGCCATCACGGCCGAGAGCGTCGATGGCGATCTAGAGTTCACCGTCAACAGCCTCTTCAGTGCGATGGCGGGTCACAGCACAGGCCCAACGTCGTGAACATACAGTGCGAGGAGCACAACATGCCTAGTACACTGGCCGCATGCCGATCAAGGTCTGTCGTGCCTGCGAGAAACCGAAAGATACCGACAACGACTTCCCCAGGAAGCCGGGCGGGCGCTTCGGCGTTGCTGCCGTCTGCAAGCAGTGTGACAGTGCGCGATCCAAACGCTACTATGCCGCCAACCGCGAGCAGAAACTGGCCGCCCGACGCGCCTATGTCGAGGCGAACAAGGACGCCGTCTACACCGACAACGCAGCCCGCAACCGGCGCCGGTACGCCAGCGATCCCGACTGGCGAGATCAACGGAACCGTGAGACGCGCGCAGCCGCCATCGCAATCCGCCGACTCGTCCTATCCCACTACGCCGGCGGCGAGCCCCACTGCGCCTGCTGTGACGAGACCGCCGACGAGTTCTTGCAGCTTGACCACGTCAACGGCGGTGGAGGAGTTCAGCGCGCCCAGTCTGGGTCTCGCGGGTCGACCGGCGTCTTTTACTGGCTCCGGCGGAACGGTTTTCCGGAGGGCTACCGGGTGCTCTGCGCCAACTGTAACTTCGCCCTCGGGCGCTACGGGTACTGCCCACACACCCGCTGACGTCAACAGCCTGTTCTCGGCAATGGCCGGTCACAGCACAGGTCCGGCGTCCTGAGATGGCCGATCACGCTGAGCTGAACGACATCCACCTGGCCGCGTTCGTCCAGTCCGAAGAACCGACCGACGAGGACGTCCGGGCGAAGATCTTCTGGGTCGACACGTCGGGCGGCGTGCCGTACCGACTGAAGGTCCGATCGGAGAGCGACGACGAATGGCTGCCGGTCGGGCCGGTCAGCATCGGCGGCGGCGGCGGCGGGGGCACGCCCGGCGAGAACGTCGCCCTGGCGACCGCCGGCGCTGTCGCCACGGCCAGTTCACAGAATGCTAGTGGCCCGGAGCGCGTCCCCGGCTTGACGATCGACGGTGACGACGGGACAAGCTGGGCTGGCGCCTTCCCCAACGACGCGTCCGACGAATGGGTCAGGATCGATCTCGGGACGGCCGAGACGATCGCCGAATACCGGGTCTTGAACAGCCCGGAGTCGATCGCCAACCGGGCGACGTCGGCGAAGCTGCAAAGCAGCACCGATGACGTCATCTGGACCGACCAGGTCACGATCACCGGACCGTTCACCGACACCGGCAAGGTCGCCCTGCCGGTCGCCGTCACCGCCCGCTACTGGCGCCTGTACGGACTCGCCGGCGCCGACGTCGGCCACTTCTGGGTCGTGAACACGATCGAGCTGTGGACGGCCGCGACCGGTGGCGGTGGCAGCGGCGGCAGCATCGTCTGGCAGGGGGACTGGAACAGCGCCCAGACCTACGCCCTGTTCGACGCCGTCAGCCACGAAGGGTCCAGCTACCTGTGCATCCTGGCCCACGTCAACCAGGAACCGCCCGCAGCTCTCTACTGGGGCCTGCTGGCGGCGAAGGGTGACACCGGAGCTGTCGGAGCTACCGGCCCGGCCGGACCGACCGGACCCGCTGGCCCACCCGGTGAAGGTGGCAGCGGCGGTGGCCTGACCAACCCGATGATCGCCCCGTTCGACATGATCTACGGCGCTGTGCCTGGCGAGCCGTACAGCGCCGTCTCACACCTGGACCCAGCGACGGCGACCGCGTCATCGACCGAAGCCGGGTCCAGCCCCGACAACGTTCATGACGCCGATTTCGACACCTTCTGGGACCAGGGTGCCGGCCCGGCGGACGGCGGCTGGGTCGAGATCGATCTGGGGTCCCCGATCGAGATCGTCGCCTTTGAGGTGGTGACCAACGAGACCGGGGCCGGCTTCCGGGCTGACGAGTACGACCTGGAGTATTGGGACGGGGCCACCTGGCAGGTGGCCAACACCCAGACCGGTCAGGGGTCGTCGTTCGGGACCGGCCTGGTCATCCTGGACACCCCGGCCACGGCCCAGCGCTGGCGGCTGCTGGGGGTTAGCGGCGGCGCCAACGGCTGGCGGATCACAGAGTTTTACCTGTACGACGGCGCGGCCGCCGGCGCCCCAGTCCGTCTCCCCAGCAGTTTCACTGAGAGCGACGTGCTTCAGCTTGACGGCAGCGGGCGGCCGTTCTGGGGCGCGCCGGGGTCCGGGGGTGGCTTTGCCAACCCGATGACCGACGCCGGCGACATCATCGTCGGCGGGGCCAGCGGCGCGCCGGAGCGGTTCTCGGTGACCGACGGCGGGGCCGGCACCGTCCTTGGGGTCGGCAGCGGCGGCGCGATCGAGATGCTGACCCTGGTGCCGGGCTACACCCGCCCGATCGTCTCGCCGGTCGGCACATCCGGCTGGTTCACCTTTGGCAGCACCGGTGGCTGGAACGCCGCGAACTTCGGCGCCTTCACCGCCCAGAAGGGCGGCACTGGCACCGAGATGGTCGGCTGGCGACGCAACGTTCCGAGCCCGACCTGGGACATCGCGGCGTTCATCGTGCCGACGCTCTCGCCTGACACCGACGCGGCGGTCGGCGTCATGCTGACCGGATCTGGCGGCGGCTACGCCGGCGTCGAGATCGCCTACGACACCGATCATTTTGAAGCCAGGGTCGTCTCCTCGACCGGCACCGTGACCCTGCCAACCACGCTGTTCAGCCAGGATCTGTTCAGCCTGCACCCGATCTGGTTCCGGCTCCGGACGACCGACAACGTCAACTTCCAGGTCTGGTGGAGCATGGACGGCCGGGTCTGGCAGTCGCTGTCGATCCACGACCTGTCCGGCATCCTGACAGCCGCGACCGAAGTCGGGCCGTACGCCCGGGGCCTCTCTACCGGCGGCGGGCAGTTCAGCCTGGTCTCCTGGAGCAACACCTGATGGCCGGCTTCCTGGGTGTGCGGCACGCCGAATGGGCCGTCCCGGCCTGGCCGGATATCGACGCTGAAGTCTATATGTTCATCGGCGACGGGCTGTACAAGGGCATCGCCGGCAACGGGACCGGCGAGATCAAACAGATCGAGGCGACGCTGCCGCCGATCCCGACCGACGGCGGCTACACGTTCCTGTCCAGCCTGGAAGAACAGGGGCGGGTCGAGATCGTGGCCGAAGGCGGCGAGCCCTACCTGCACTTCCACTACCGGAGCGACGATGGCGGGCTGGCGTTCGGCGAGACCGACAACCAGTTCAGCGCGCTTGGGGTGCAGATCCAGACCGGTGCCGGCCGCCACTGGGCCGCGTCAGACACCGCGATCTTTGAAGCGATCAACTTCGGCGAGTACGTCGAACGGGTGGCGGCCCCGCCGGACCCGCCACCCGGCGACCCCGGGCCGCAGGCGATCGACACCTTCCTGGTCACCCCGACCGAGATCTACTTTGTGACGATTCCACTGGAGGAGTGAGCCTGTGACCGGAGTGTGGGTGGCGCCGATCGCCGGCGGCGTCGGCACCAGGGTGTTGGAGTTCGGGCAGTTGATCGGGCCGTGTTCGGACGGGGTCCTGGCGGTCGATTCAACGGCATCGAACGGGACGCTGATCACGCCGGCGCCGGTCGTCAAGATCGTCGGCGGCAGCCCGACTGACGTCGCGTCACTGCCGGAGTCGTTCGTTGAAGGGACCCCGGAGCCCGGCGAGGTCGGGCCGTACCTGACCTACAGCGGGTCGGCAAGCAAGGGGCTGACCGTCATCGTGGTCTGTATCGAGAACAGCGGCCCGGTCGACAGCGACGTCGCCCAGATCTGGCGGTCGATCGACGGCGGCGCGACCTTCGAGAAGGTGCATGAATGGCCGACCGACATCTCCGGCAAGCACGGCAGTATCCAGATCGCCTACTTCGGCCTGGGCAGCGGGATCTGGTGGGTCGGGCCGGGGGCCGAAGATCTCTTTCAGACCGGCATCTGGCGGTCCAGCAACAACGGGGCGACCTGGGGCCTGGTCCTGTTTCCGGAGTCGGTCGGGATCTTCGCGGATATCCAGGAGATGACGTCGGCGGGGCGGGCGGCCCCCAGCATGTCGTGACCGATCGTGATTGAGTTCGACGCGCGGCTGCCGGCGATCCGCCAGGTGAACGGCTGGTCATGTTTCGTCACCAGCCTGCGCTGGTGCGCGGCGTCGCTGGGCCAGCCGGTCGGGCGGCGGGCGGCTGAACGGCTGGTGCTACGCCAGCAGATCATCTCGCCGCACGGCAACCTGGTCGACAAGACCGGGGCCGAGTTGGCCCACTTCGCCAGCCAGGAGCTTGACATCTCAGCCAGCTACGTCGACGGCGTCAGCTTTGACGAGGTCGCGCTGGAAGCCGGCCGCTGGCCCCTGGTGCTGGGCGGCTTGGGATGGCAGCATTATGCTGCGGTCCGGGCCTACAGCCCGGAGCTACGCGCGCTGATTCTGGCGAACCCCCTGCGGTCTCCCTGGCTGGGGGTCGCCCGGGTCCTGACACGGGCACGCTTTGACGCACTCCGTCCCCTGGTGATGGTGCGCGTCCTCCCGAAAGGACTGGGTGATGCCGTCCACCCCCCACGACTCTGGCTCCCGGATCGCCCCGATGCCGGCGCGGTGCCCCGCCTTCGGGGAATGGGAACAGGTGCTGATCGACATCAAGCCGGAGATCTTCTGGCCCACGCTTGACCGGATCGACGCCGCTGACGCGGCCGCCGACGACGGCGATGACGACACCTACTTCTACTTCACGAACTACGACGGGGGGTCACCGTGGACCCCCAGCTAATCACCCAGGGCCTGGCGGCGCCCCTGGCGGCGCTGGCGGCCGCCGGCGAGGACGACACCTACTTCTGCTTCACGAACTACGACGGGAGCCAGCCATGTCCGTCGCGGTAGCACCAGCCCCGACCGTGGCAAGCGTGACCTACAACCCGTGGGTACCACTGCAACAGCAGGACGCTGACTACGACTGTAGCCAGGAGTCCGACGAGTACATGCTGCGCGGCTGGGGTCGCACGCCCAGCGATGCCTGGATGACCCGGAGCTGGATCGATGAGGGGGTGATGACGCCCCAGTACGGCCTGATGGACGCCAGCGGGGCCGGCATGGCGGCCTGGAACAACGAGTATTACGGCATGGACGGGCTGTTCTCCGAGAACTTCCCGAGCGTGACGTTCAACGACTTGATCGACAAGGTCGGGTCGGCCGACCAGGGGGTCTGCGCCGGCGGCCGAAACTTCTACCACTGGGTCGGGATCCGGGCCTACGATCCCCCGACCGACGCACTGGTGCTGCACAACTCCGCCAACGGCTACATGGGGGTCTACCAGACGCTGTCTCGATCCCAGTTCGGCGCACTAGGACCGTGGAGCGCGGTCACGCTTCGCTGGGATCACGCGGCGCCGCCCCAGACGACCTGGCAGACCGGGATCGACGTCAGCAGCCACCAACCGGACGTCGACTGGGATCAGGTCGCAGCCGCCGGCCACCGGTTCGCGATCGTCAAGGCGACCGAATCGATCGACTACCTGAACCCGGAGTTTGCCCGTGACTGGGCCGAGATCCCCCGGGTCGGGATGAAGCGGGGGGCCTACCACTTCGCCCGGCCGGACCTGACCGATGGGGCGGACGCCGAAGCCAGCTACTTCTGTCAGCAAGTGCTGGCACAGGGGCCACTGGTCGCGGGCGACCTGCTGGTGCTGGATCTGGAGCGGGGGAATGGTGATCTGTCCGCCTGGTCCAGGGCGTTCGCTGACCGGGTGCAGCTTCTGACCGGACTGTTGCCGATGATCTACACCGGCGGTCCGTTCGCTACTGAGCACGGTCTGGCGAACGATCTGAGCCTGGGCAGTCTCGGGCTCTGGATCGCCAACTACCGTGAACCGCCGCCACCATCGGCACCGGCGCCCTGGTCGACCATCCAGATCTGGCAGGACAGCGCAACGGCGAGCGTGCCGGGAGTGGGGGGTGACTGCGACCACAACAACGCGCTGGTCGACATCGAGACGATCGTTGCCGAGTTCGGCTACGAAGGGAGCGGACCTGTGACTGACACAGCACCGAGCTACGAAAGCCTTCAGACCTTGTGCGGCGTCGCCTACAACGCTGACGGGTCGGTCCGACTGGGCCTGGAAGGCGCGAAGGCCCAGACCGACGTTGAGTCGATGCGCCAGGAGATCCAGAACGTCATCAACTTCCTGGCCGCGAACAACCCGAACCCTGGCGGCTGATCGCGATGGAGTGGCTGGACGTGGCCGAGCGGGTCGGGCTGCCGGTCGCGTTTCTCGGGGCCGGTGTGATCGTCCTGTGGCGGTTCATGGGGGTGATACTGGCCAAGGTGTTCAGCCTGTACGACGCCCGGATCGAGTACCGTGACGAGCTGGCCACAGCCAGGGAAGCGATGTGGGCCGCTGAGCGTGAGCGGATGATGGGCAACATCGTCCATCTGATTGAGCGGCAGGAGGCCGAGATCGACCGCAGTCACGCCAAAGTCGATGAGTTGACCCGGGCGCTGCTGTCGCGACCGGGTCAACCGGCCTGATGAATCTATCAAAGTTGTATAGATGTTTTCCGACATTTCGCAACGGTCAGGCGCCGTCCTGTAGGAAGGGTGGGCCTACGGTTTTCCGTGGGGTCCTATCTGGGGGGGTTGGTGTAGCCTATCGACTCGGGGGGAGCGCCGGCATACTGACCGAAATGTCAGTAACCGCGTCGTAGCGGTTCGGCGGGGCTTTTCGTCAGGGTGCCGGTGCTATATTCCTCTCCAGCCCCCTGGTGTCTCGGCTCGTGACTGCATCTCGGAGCCAAAAGGGGTGGGCCGGCCGGGCTACCCCACGTGCGGAACCTCGCGCACTGCACCGCCGCGAGGTGGCCAGGCCCGGGACCGCGAACGACCCCGGACCTGGGGGTGGCGTGACTGGTGGCCGATCCGGACCCCCCCCGGTCGGCCACCAGCCAATGCCGGTGGATGCTATCGCATCCTACGGGCCGACGACAGCGCCGATCGGTGGTACCGGGTGGATTTTGGGTTGCGATCCTGGGTATCCTAGGCGCACCTTCTCTGTGATCCCCTTCACAAGTGGGTACCGCGTTCGGTGCGTCGCCTTGACGCCTGGCCAGCGTCAGGATCTCCCCCGCGACCGGACAGCCTGGTTCTCGACGTAACGTCGCATCGGACCCCGTCAATCCTCCCACGCCGGGTGATGGGCGCCCGTTACGCCGGGGATCGGGTGGTCGGGGACGTCCCACGACCCGTTTGTGACGTCACGGGTCGTCCCGTTGTGAGGTAGCTCACATAAAATGGTGGTCATGGATGATCCGAGACCACTTGTCAAGCTTTCGACCCCCGAGCTCGCCCGGCTGTTGGGGATATCGCGGTCGACTGTCAAGCGAAGATTCAACGACGCGACCGGTCAGTGGGTCCTGCCGCCGGGCTGGACCTGGGACACGGAACAGCGGCCGCAGGGCGAGGTCTACGTGTTCTACCTGCCGGCCGACGACCCCCTTCTGACGAGGCCGACCGCCCAGCCCGGGACGTCCCCGGGCGCCGATACCCCCACGGGGGACGTCCCGGAGGCCGTCCCGGAGGCCGTCCAGGACGCACCGGAGCCGGTCCGGCACGTCGCAGTGGACGAAGGCCCGTCCAGCGAGCCCCGGCTGACGATTCCGGAGATTCGCGACGCCCTGATCGCGCCGCTGGTGGGGCGGCTGGCCGACGTCGACCGCCAGGCCAGCGCCCGGATGGAGCTGATCGGGGCGCTGCGCGAGCAGGTCGGCGGGCTGCGCGTCCAGGTCGAGATGGGTGAACGGCTGCTGGGCGTGAAGGACGCGGAAGTGGGGTCACTTCGGGTGGCGCTAGCGTCGCAGGAGCAGCTTACGGAGGAGCTACGCCAGCTACTGGCAGTCGAACGGGAGGCGCGTGGACGCGCCGAGAATCGGGTGTCTGCGCTTGAAATAGAATTGCAACGTCCGTCGTTCTGGCGACGACTTCTGGCAGTACTGTCCGGACATCGGGGGTCGACCGGCTAGCCCGTCTGGGGGTCGTCAGTGGTCCAGGTGATGTGGATCAGGCAGTACTGGTCTGGCTGGATCTGGCTTTGGATGCGCAGGCCGGTCTCGACCCGGATGAACGTCAGGCTCCGGTACTTGCTGCGCAGGTAGGCCAGCGCCATCGCCATGAAGCTCTCGAATTCCGCCGGGGTGTTGCCGATGATGCTGACCTGGGGCGGCAGGCCCGGCGGGATCGGGACCCCGTGCATCTCTGAACGCAGGTGGACGATCACGGGACCGCCCGTTCAAACAGCCGCATCGCCCAACGGCGGGCGTCGTCGCGTTCGGCGAGCGTTCGGTCTAGTAGTCGCAGGAACCGGGTGTGCAGGCGGTCGACGGCGGTCGACGCGAACGTGATCGTCTCCATCGCCATCGCGTCGGCCGCCTCGGCCCGCTCATCGGCACGTCGCACGTCGGCGCGCAGGGCGTCGATCTCGGCCAGGGCGGCAGCCAGCCGGAAGTCGCAGCTAAGCCCGGACGGGTCGTGTTCACCGGCTTCCAGGTAGCCGCGCAGTTCGGCTTCGTCGGAAGGGTCCAGGCGGTCGGGGTCGGGGACCGGGATCGCGTTCGTCATCGGGGGTCACCGTGGCGGGCGCGGAAGGCGTCGGCGGCCGTCAACAACAGCTTCAAGCTGGTCTCGCCCACGACGACCCGCCCATCACCGAGATCCATCCGGATCATGACGCTGGGCGCACCGGACAGCATGCCGGCTGGCAGCGCGGCGATCGACAGCTTGACGGCGGACTCCGGCGGCTTGTCCGCCAGGTCGGGCCAGACGCCCTCGCCCTCGACGTGAATGTGTAGGACTGGCATCGGTCTCTCCCCTTAGCCCAGGTTGACCGGGCCAACCCGGCGCTCCTCCTGGTCCTCTAACCAGGGCAGCAGCGCGTCGGTGACGGCAGCATCGACGCTGATGTCGTTGATCGCCGTCACGGCGTTCAGGCGTTCAATGATCTCGTCAGGCAGGGTGACAGTGATCTCCACGGTCTTTCCTTCCAGGTGCCCTGCTGGCACGGTCGGGATCTTCTTACCAACTAAGCGTCTTAGTTCGACTGGTCGTGCTAATCAGTATTAGCACGACCAGCATCTATACCTGGTCACGTGTCGTCGGTTTCGCGCTGCTGCGCCGCCCTGGCTTCTTCGGCGCGTTCTCGCCCCGTAACGTGCGCTTGGACGGCATCCAGGATCGCCATGATCTCCGCCGGCAGCACCGGGTACTGCCACCAGTGCGGCTTGACCCGCTCGCCGTTGTCGTGGTCCAGGTAGATGCTGGTTGGCGCGAACCGGATGTCGATGTACATCAGCGCGTCGGGCGAGAGCCCCGACAGTGCGTCGGTGTCGTCCAGCGCTTCGTAGGTGTCATGGCGGGTGTACCCCTGGCCGCCCAGCAGTGCCGCTTTGATCTCATCCCCGACGTGGCCGCCGTCGAACGTCTCCAGGGCCGTCCGCAGCGCCGGAGCCAGGTGCGACGCCAGGTGGTCGCGCCAGGCCGACAGAGCCGGTCCGTCAGCGAACCGCCACGGCGCGCGCTCCGACTCGCCCTTGAACATCGGCGGGCGATCCAGCTTGAACGCCAGGCCGGTCGCCCGGTGTTCATCGGCCAGATCGTCGGCCATCTCGCGGGCAACGTCCTTCGGGTCCAGGACGGAGAACTCTTCATCAATGATGGCGTAGCGCGACGGCGGCACCCAGGGCGTGTTCAGCCAGCGCGCGACTTCATCATGAGCCGCTGGCATTAGCGCCATCAGACTGTCTCTGGCGCCCGCCATTGCGTCCTTGACCCGCTGGTAGCACGCCTTACAGAGATGACGATCGTCCCAGGCCAATGTGACGATCGTCTCGCAGCCTGGTGCCAGGCAGGGGTAGCTGTAGGTCTTGGTTCGGGGGACGGCGTGCATCGTCCTTCCCTCTCAGGCGTGCGGGGCTATGATCTCGACGTCGTCGCGGAAGATCTGGACCCGGCCGAACAGCAGCCTGGCGCAAACAGCCTTGCCGCAGTTCTCGCAGGGGTGCATGCCGCCCCCGCCCGGCCGGTCCTGGTGGTGGTAGATCCAGCCCTTCGGACCGGCGACTGCTTCCAGTACGTGCTTGACTTCGTTCCCGTCCAACAGGAACTGCCATCTGATCCCTTCGGTCAGGGGGTTGAATCGGATGCCGACGTGGTGGGGTCCGGTCCGTCCGCCACTGGGGGCGATCTCCGGGTAGCACGTCGTGCAGCGGGCGACGTGGTCAGGCATGGCCGGGCCGACCCGGGCTGGCGACGATCGGCGGCCTGGCCGGCCGATCGATCAGGGTCTGGGTCAGTGATGCGACGTCGTAGGTGCAGCCGGTCAGGGTCTTCAGCTTCTCCAGGACCGCGACCATCTCCGGGTGCAGCGCCACCGTCAGCTCTTTCTCCCGACCCTTGAACTTGCCGGCCGGGTTGGTGTGGACTTCGATCGCCGCCCCCATCGTCTCGTCGCCCAGCATGATCTGGAACATGACCAGACCCCTGGCCACGATCATCCTGGGTGGCCCGGTGGCCCCGTCGGTCTCCGCGACCACCTTCTGTCGAGACTTCTTTGCCATCAGGTCTCTTCCTCCACAGTCACGGCCACCAGGTGGACCGGTAGCCCCGATCGGTACGCCGCCAGCAGCGCCTGGATCGCCTCCGGGGCGTCCGCCCGCAGGCGCAGCACAACCTCGTACCGGTCGCCCGGGTGCAGCGTGATCACGTTCAGGCTGACGATCAGCGCGTCGATCTCGGCGGTCATCAGGGGATGATGCCCGGGTCCTGGGGGATCGCCGGTTCCTGGTCGACGTTCAAAAGTGTCGGGTCGACCCCCAGCAGCGCCGACAGGGCCTGGGTGTAGCGGTCCAGGTCGCACGGCCCGCCCCAGGGCGTCGGCGAGATCACGACCAGATGGTCGGGCGACGGGAACGCCCGGAGGACGATCGTGACGCAGTTGTCGCACAGGTGCAGCCCGTTGGTGTCTCTGCCACCGTTGGCCCGCTTGATCGTGACGCGATGGGTCCCGGTGTTCAGCATCAGTTCCGATCCTCCGCAGCCATCCCGTACGGCCGGCCGGGCAGCAGGTGGTTGTGGCGCTGGACCGCCTGCTGCTGGCGGCTCTCGATCGCCTCGCGGCAGGGCGCGCAGTCGTCGGCGTTCCCCCGGTGGTACTGGACGACGTCGTCGCAGGGGTCGTCCCGGGTCGGGCCGCAGAAATGCTCCGTGGTCAGGTGGAAGATCGGCAGGTCATGCGGCCCGGACAGCCGCAGCGCCCGATCTTCGGCCCCGTCCGACAACACCAGCTTGGCGATCAGGGTCCCCAGTCGCCGGTTGTTGTCGGTCATGATCGCGAGGCGGGCCGCCAGGTCGTCGTTCGCCGCCTGCTGGCGCGTCAGCTCATGTCGCAGTCGTTCTGCTGGGGTCACGTCATCTCTCCCAGGTGGTGTCGGGCGGGACCGTCAGCGCGACGTCCAGGGCGTCCAGGGCGGCCACGACCTGGCGCCTGACCGATCCGATGTAGGCGTCCCAGCCGCCGGCCAGCAGGATCGTCTCCGGGCAGTGGCCGGCCGCCACCAGCAGCCGTTCACGATCTTCCACAGCCGCCTCCAGTGCTTCCCACAGCGCCGTCACGACCTTCCGGCTGGGCAGCGAGACCGACGCCTGCCCGGTCGCGGCCACCGCCCGTTCCAGGCGATTGACGTAGGCCGGATCGACCCCTGACCGCCTCGCCAGTTGGTTCTGGGACAGCCCGGACCTGGTCCGCAGCCGCCGCAGCATCGGCCCGAAGGCGACACCATCGGTCTGGACCGGGCGCAGCGGCACGCGGGCCACCATCGGCTCTCCTCTCAGGTCGATGCAGGTGGAACGGCGTCAAATTCCAGGACCCGGCGGGCCTGCCGGATCCGGCCGGCCAGGCTGGCCTTGCCGGCACAGATCAGGTCATCGACGCCCATCAGCGCCAGGCACCCTTCTTCAAAACAGTCGTGTCCTTCGAGATGGTTCAGCAGGTCGGTCAGCAGCCGGTCCAGCGCCTTGCGGTTCGGGTGGGTCCGCTTCTGGAGATCCTGGACGTGGTCGATGACGTCCTGGGCCGCCATCTGCAATTCGGCGTAGATCAGGCAGTTCAGGTGGCCCTGGAACACGCTGAACGGCGCCCCGCAGTGGCGCGCCCAGGTCTCCAGGAACTGCTGGTATTCCGTCGACCGCCCGTTGATCTCGGAGGCGTGCTGGTCGGTCATTGGGCTACGGTGGATGTCACCAGCCAGGCCAGGGCGGCCAGCAGGGCGGCCAGTGAGATGATCGCGAGGCAGACGTCCATCAGGCGGCCACCCCCAGCAGCATCCGGGCTGGCTGGGGCTCACTGTCGTGCTGGTAGCGGCCCCGGTACGGCGGGTCGGCGCGAGCGTCCAGCAGGGTGAACGTCACCTGGCCGATCCGCTGGCCGGTGTAGATCACGGTATGCGGATTCTTCACGCTGATCTCCAGGGTCGCCCGTCCTTCCCAGCCGGCGTCCAGCAGGCCGGCCTGCTGGTGGATCATCACCCCGTCTCGGGCACGCGACGAGACCCCACCCAACTGGGCGCAGCAGTCCTCCGGGACGACGATCCGTTCCTTCAGCACCGACAGGTACAGCCGATCGGGCTGGAGCACCCACAGCCGTGGCCCATCGGGACCGTCGGGGTGGGCTTCGGGCTCGAGCTTTTTCCACCAGGGGCTGTTGTCACGTTGGGTGTCGGTGACGGCGCCGGTGTAGAGCAGGATCGTGTCGCCCAGGTGGACGTCGATACTGTGCGGCTGGATCGCGGCCGGGTCGACCGGGTCGACTTCGATCCGCTGCCACGGCTCCCAGATGTCGGCGTCGTGCAGCCGCGAGAGCAGCGTCCGGTTCGACAGCATCATGGGCGCCCCCAGCGAGCCTGGCTGGCGGTCCGGTCCAGCGTGCGGTCGAGCAGCAGCACGACCAGGATTGCCAGGGCGGCGACCCCGATCAGGTACGGCGCCCACGCGGCGTTGGCGAACGACCCGAAGGCGCCCAGCAGCATGGCCACGGCCGCCGCGTACCGGGTGACCATCAGCCAACGCCGGGCGATCTTCATGAGCCGCATCACCTTCTCGGCAGCGACTACTTGAGGATTCTCTCGATCTCCGGCCAATCCTCCGGGCGCCATTCGTACACTTCGATCGAGAGGTGCGGGCCGGCGAGCATCGACAGGATCTCCCAATTCACCCTCCAGACGTTCTGCCAGTCGGTCAGCGTGTTGTCGCCGACCTTCAGTTCAGCGACCACCAGGCGTGGGACCCGGATCAGGGTCAGGTCCAGAAAGCCGGGGTCGGACTTCTCGGACCGGTACGGGTGGAACGGCAGCCAGCCGCCCCGGCGGGCGTACCGTTTGATCCGGTCGGTCAGGTGGCGTTCGGGCTGCTGCCGCCGACGCCGGGGCTGAGCGGTCCCCTTCAGCTTCGCGAGATCGTCGGGGGTCGCCCAGTTCGTCGCGGCCATGCTATCCCAGTTTCTCCTCCTCTCCGTTCAGGGTGACGCTGCCGATCGTGCAGTCGCAGCCGTGGCGCAGCGTGTGCGGCAGCGACAGGTCGCGGGCGTTTTGCTTGACGACGTCGGGTGTCCCGAACACGATGTAGCTGGCGGTCCCGTGGGGGCAGGAAGCGCCGGCGTCCCAGGCCGTCTTGCCCCAGGCCGGCTTCCGGACCAGGACCCAGGTGACCCGGCTAGCTTCGGTGGTCATCGTGTGGCCCTTCAGCTACCGTCAACGGGAGGCCCGGCATCGCGACCTGGCGGCCGATCAGGCTGACCTGGCGACTGTCGATCTGGGCTTTCGTCACCTGCTTGCGCTTCCCTTCTTCCCGCTTGACCCGCTGGAGATGCAGGCGAACCGGCTGGTAGCCGTCCCGCTCGCGGGGCAGCATCAGGTCTTCGCCGACGACGTCCCAACTGTGGCCGTCGTGCTGGACGATGTCCCCTACCCGGACGGCGTCCTGGGTCGTCATGTGCCCCCTTTCTCCCAGGTGAAGCGGATCGGCAGGTACGGGATAACGCAGACGTACAGCCGCGTCCGTTCGGGCTGGGGATCGAAGAAGTAGCCGAACCACCCGTCGCGCCACTCCCAGTACAGGCGGATCTCGTCGGGCCGGCGCATCAGGAGACGCCAACCTCGCGGAACTGGTCGGCCAGGTACAGCTTCGCCGCCCCGACCTTCCGGTCGTGCTGGTCGTCCAGCGCCTGCCGGGCCAGGCAGGGCGGACAGTCGCCGCAGTCCAGCGGGAACCACAGCAAAGGGTCTCTGGGGTCCAGGCTGTGCCGGACCGGCTGGTGGCAGGGCTTCGTGGTCTCCCAGCCCGGTTCGGTCTCGCGCAGGATCTCCACCGGTCCCCCGGCCAGGTCGACGGCCGGATCGGTATGAAAGTAGCTGGGCAGGATGCTGATCTCGTCGGCGGTCAGCGCCCGGTGCAGGCACAAAGTGATCTGCATCCTGAACAGCCGTTCGTAGCGGGTATCGCCGGCCCCAGCCAAAACCCGCAGCAGCGTCGCTTCCGCCTCGGCCAGGGTCCGGGGCGTCCAGACCTGGGTCGAGAGCGACTTGCCCCGCACCAACGGGCTCCGGCGCCCGATGCTCGCCAACCAGACCGGTCGGCCCTTCATTGCGTCCGATCATTTGTTGACCGACAGCGCCACCGTGACGCCACCCCCCAGCTCCACCGGATCCGGCCGGGTGTTGGCCCGGGTGACCGGGCGTCGCAGCGCCTGTTGGCGTAGGCGGGCAAACGTTCTGTCAATACTGGCCATCTACAGCATCTCCCATCGTTGGGGGGTCTGGGACAGGTGGAAGACGTGGCTGTCCATCCCGCCCGGTGCGCCCTCTACCCCCGACACGTACAGCTCATCCCGGGGGAGAACACACATCACGTCGATATCGCGCGGGAAGATCGCGTACCGGACCGCCTTCAGGTCGGCCCAGGTTGGGTCTCGCTTCTGGTAGCTGACCGACGCGTGCAGCAACGGCCCCAGGTGGGTCAGGTCCAGGGTGCACAGCACGATCAACTGCTGGGGGCCGTCCCAGCCCTCGAAGTCGGCGAACGGGGCCAACGGGTTGCCGCGCATCCGGAAGCGGCGCGGATCGCCTGGCCCCCACAGCTTCAGCCGGCGCCCGTCGGCCAGGCGCAGGTCGCTGTGCGGGACCGGCAGCACCGGTCGGTTCTCCAGTGGTACCGTCATCGCCAGGCACTTTCCGATCGCGCGAACTCAAGCCAGCTATCCCCCATCTGGGCCGCCGTCTCGGAGACTTCCGGCATCGCCCGTCCGACGCAGGCTGGCGAGCAGTAGATCCCCACCCGCTGGCCCCGGTAGCCGATCCCCACCTGGCGCATCACGCTGTACCAGCCGACCGGCATCGACACACTGCTGCCCTGGACTTCGGCTGGCGCTTCTACCCCGCAGCCCCGGCAGCGATAGTCGCGCCGGTTGCGGGGGTCGGTCCGTTCGGTCAAAGGCCCTACTTTCTGTCGAGACTGGCGGCCTTGCGCCAGTGCTGACGATTCAGCGTCCGCGCACCCCGCACCTGGCTGCTGGGCTTATGGGGTCGCTTCGGCGGGTCGCGCTGCCAGGCGCGCTTACGGGGCCGGTCCATCGAGCTTCTCCCGCAGGGCCACCACCACCCCGGCCAGCTCGTCTTTCTTCAGCGGGCTGCCGTCGTAGTCGGTGATGACCGCTTCGCAGGCCCTGGCCAGGCCGGGCGGCACCGTGCCGCCCGGTTCGACGCACAGCACCAGCGGCTTGCCCAGCAGCAGCATGATCCCCACCTGGGTCGCGAACATCAGTCGGGCGGTGTCCCAGTCGCTGTCGTCCCAGACTCCGACCATCACGGCCGACCCGACCAGCTTATCGATCTCCCTGGCCGAGATCTCCTTGACGTACTCGCGCAGCCAGGCGTCGCCCTGGCCAAACCGTTGCCGTCGTGTCACTTCCGTCCTCGCTTCTTGTTCTGTCGCTCCGTCTTCCTACGTGCCCGGATCGTCTTGGTGCCCGTCTGGGCCGCCGCCCTGTCCTTCGTGTCGTTGAACATGGTTTTGGCCACGTACGACGCGCTGGTGGCCCGTGGGGCGCGGAACTTCATGCCGCCGATCCCCTTCCGCTGGCCCATCGCCTGTCTGCCGACGCGGTAGCTGTCCGGGGACGGTCCGCGTCGGCGACGTGCTGCTGACACTTCGACGTCCTCCGGTCCTTCGTGTGGCGCCCGCATGGGTAAAGCGCACCACCTGGCAATTCGATGATGAAGTCGCAGCGCCTCACCTGCTTACGGCCCTTCATCGGACGGTGCGGACCACACTGGCCGGGTCGACCCCGGCCGGCAGGTTGGCGTGGACGGTCACCAGGCCGTTGTCTCTCAGCGCCGCCAGGTAGCCGTCGGCGTAGTCTTCGAGACTGCACCGCTGCCGGGGCCGCTGGCGGTAGGCCCGCAACAGCCGCAGCTCATGCTGCCCCGGCAGCACGCCGCGCAGGTGGTCGGGGATCTTGACGTCGGTCATGCAGCGATCCTTTCCGCCACGCGCCGCCTGGCTGACAGCACGTAGCTCTCTTCGGTGTCGGTGCCGTAGAAGCGGCGGCCGGCGACGGCCGCCGCTTCGGCGGTGGTCCCCGATCCGACGAACGGGTCCACCACCAGGTCACCCGGGAACGACAGCAGGTAGATCAGCCGGCGCGGGATCTCGATCGGGAACGGGGCCGGGTGGCCGTCGACCGCGTTGGTCTCGCCTCGGACCGGCCAGTAGCCGTTGGTCCAGATCAGCCACCCTTCGTGGGAGAGGTCGGACGAGACGTCGGTCCGGGTCTGCCCCCATTCGTCACCCTTGAACAGCAGGATGATCACTTCGCCGGGGAAGTAGATGAACGGGCTGGCCGCGCTGTCTCGGGACCCCCGGGCGGTCGACTTGCCCAACTGGTCGTCGTGCCAGACGATCGTGTTGCGGTAGGTCCAGCCGGCCCGCTGGGCGTCGGTCAGGGCCTGGGCGTAGGTCGGCCGGGCCGGCACGTAGGGCTGGCCGGTGGCCGGGTCTTCGGCGATCGGGGCGGTGTCCAGCGGCACGTTCAGCGCCAGCCGGCCGCCTGGCTTGGTGTACCGGTACGCTTCGGTCAACCAGTCCTGCATCAACGCGCGCCACTGATCGACCGCGATGTCGCCCTTCAGGTACCGCTTCCCCAGCGCGTACGGCGGCGAGGTCACGATCAGGTCGACCATGTCGTCGCCCAGATCCATGCGGCGGGCGTCGCCGACGGCGATCTGGCAACTGGGGACGATCGTCGGCGGCGGAAGCTGCGCCCGTTCATTCGCCTTGATCTGGGCGCGGGCCTCGCCGGCCGCCCGGCGAACGTCCTCGCGCTTCCAGCCCTTCTCTTCGGCGATGTCCAGGATCGCGTCCTGCATCACCGGCGGCAGGGCCGCGACTTCGCGGTGGTGGGCAAATGAGATATCCTCGCGCCGGCGCGAGGGCTCGATCCGGCGGCCGACCCAGGCGATGTCATGCAGGGTCTGGACCGACAGCCCGGATTCGTGGACCCACTGGGCGTACTTCTCGCCGTAGTCGCGCCCGAAGTTGATCGCGTCGGCCAGCGCGAATTCCAGGCGCTTGTGGGCGCGGATCAGCCGCGAGGTCAGGCCGGCCCAGACCGCAAGCGGGGTGTCAGGGCGGAACCGCAGGCCGGTCGCGGTCTCGGTGACGTAGTACCGCTCATCGGCGGTCACCAGCAGGGTCGGGTTGTCGTCCGTCCCAGCGAACGCAGCAGTCGGAACGTCCTGGGGCAGCAGAAGCCGGCGATCGATCGTCATGTACCCTCAGCCAGGTCTTCGAGATCTTGGAGTCCCCGTTCGGCCGGCCCCAGCGCGTCGCCTTCAAAGACGACCCGGTCGCACAGGTGGCTGATCCGCGAGTAGATCCGTGGCCCGTAGTGGCCCAGCAACGCTTCCTTGCGCAGGTTCGTGGTGATGACGGTCCACAGCTTGATCCGCCCGTCGTGGGGGTCGCGGGCGTTGTCGGCGCGGCCGTTCAAGATCTGCCACAGGGCCGTCTCGACGTACTCGGTCATCTTCTCGGCGCCGAGATCGTCCAGCAGCAGGAACTGGACTTCCTGGAGCGACTTGATCAGGGTCTGGTGGGTGACCTGGACCGGCTGCTCCGGGTCTGATTTCAGCCGCTGGTCGTGGTTGAACGTCTCGCGCAGCCGGTCCAGCAGGTCGGGCACCGTCATCGCGATACAACCCCGCTGACGAAGGATCGCCTCGCGGGCCAGCAGGTACGCCGTGACCGACTTGCCGACCTGATTCTCGCCGGCGATCACCAGCCCCGGCTTGAACTGACCGTCCCACCAGCGCCGCACCAGGCCGATCTTGACCCGGTCCGGGTGACTGTCCAGGCTGACCCAGTCCGGTAGCTCCGGCATCTTCAGGTCGCGCCACAGCTTGTCCAGCCGGCGGGCGCGATCGTCAGCCAGCAGGGCCGTCCTGGCGGCCTCAATCCGGGCGCGAGCGTCGTCGCCCAGCGGGCAGGGGCAGATGTCGCGGAACGTCGTGACGGTCGGGTCGGCCAGGATCCGGCCGTCGGGGGTCCTGAACGAGAGCCCTTCCTTCGGCCAGCGGCCACCGAAACCCAGGCAGACGCAGCCCGGCCAGGCGTCCTGGCGCGCCATCGCCAGCTCGGCCGCCCGCTGGGCGATCGCCAGCTTCTTAGCAGCGGCGTCACGGTCTCTAAGCAGCTCTTTCGGCGGCTTCTTGTCGGCGTCAACGTAGCCAGCGATCGCCCGATCGACCCGATTGAGCATCTGCTGGCAGTGCAGCGGCGGGCCGGCTGAGAACAGGTCGAACGGCGAGACCGCGTCTGATGCCCCGGCCTTCAGCGCGTCCAGGTCGAACGTCACGCCGGCCGTGTAGTCGGCCGCGTGCGCCCCGATGTGGCGTAGCTCGCGCTCGACGGCCATCCTAGAACCTCTTGTTCTCGCGGATGTTCTGCTTCTGGGCGCGGGTCCCCCCACCGTGGCGGGTGCCGTCGTACGGGCGTTCGACCGGCGAGGCCCCGTAGAAGCGGCCGCGTCCAGCCTGACGGTCCCGGGTCTCCAGGAAGCGAGACGGCGGACGATCGTCGCCCCGGGTGGCGGCGGCAAGCTGGCCAGCCCTGATCGGATTCTTGCCCAGCCGATTCAGGGCACCGCGCCTGGCCTTGTCGATCCCGCGCACCCCGTCGCCGGCCAGGTAGGTCACCGACGCCATGATCTCGTCGGCGCCGATCTCGGCGACCGCTTCCTCCAGCAGCCGGACCTGGGTCGGATTCAGGGTCGGGTGCGCCGCCCCCCACTCCACGGCGTAGTGGTCCATGACGGCCTGGGCACCCGGCGACAGGGCGATCGCCGACGGAGACGGCCGTGGCTTCGGCGGCTTTGATGTCGAAACTTCTTGCGAAGAAAATTCACCTTCTGTCGCGCCGCCGGGACCGGCCGGTTGCGAAGCAACCGCCGGTCTTTTTATCTCCGGAGTCTCCGGATCCGGTCTCCGGTTAAGATAACCGTCATTTTTTGGCCGGTGTGACCGTCCATTTTCTGACGGTGTCGCGTCATTTTTTGGCCGGTGTCCACCGTCCCGATCCGAGACACCGTCATTTTTTGGCCGGTGTCCAACCTGTTCGCCCGGATCGATCGGCCAGTACGCCTTCGCCTGGGTCGGACCGGTCCGCTTCTGGCCCAGTAACCCGCAGTCGACCAGGGGCTTGACCAGCGCCCGGACGGTCCGGGTCTCGCGGCCGACTAGCTGGGCTAGCTCGCCGTGGGACAGGCGGCAGGTCCCGGTCTCATCGCGCCACGCCTGGTCGGCGATGACCAGGTACAGGATCTTGAGCTGGGGGGTCAGCGTCAGGTCGTACAGCATCGCCTTGCGCAGGATCACGAACGGCTCAACCATGCGCAGTCCCGGCTGTCCGGTCTCGCGGGGGGTGTATTCGATCGGCAGCTCATGTGCGACCACCATCAGATCCCCCTACGGGCGGCGAGCGCGGCGTCTTTGGCACGGTCGTTGACGATCAAGTCCGGGCGATCGGGGGACGGGAGGTAGACGGTCTCGCCGAGATACGCTGACGGCGCACCCACGACGGGTACGACCATGTCCAGATGACGCCTGACGACCATGCTGACGGGTGGGGCCAGATTACTGGCGTGCCGACGGCCCTTGTCGATCGCCTTCCGGTGTCGCTTCTTCACGGGAATCCCTTCCGGCCGGGACGTCCCACGTGCTACACTGGACCCTGAGTCGGGCTTGTGAGATGTCTCACAGTGCTGCTTGTGTAGCACGTGGGACGTCCCGAGCCGCGAAGAGACCGGCCTGCCAGGGCCGGTCTCTCTGCGTCCAGGACTGGACGGGGTCAAGAGGCGAGCGCCTGACGCTTCGTGATGTGGCTTTCCAGTAGCCGCTGGTAGCCGGCAAGCTGGGGTAACGTCCAGCGTCGGGGGTCCTCGTCGATCCACGGCGACTTGAAGCCCAGCGTCACGGCTTCGGCGCGGATCACTTCGTACTTGCCGACGGTCTCGTCGTCCGGGTACTCGCGGCTGGCCGGCTGGGGTGCCGGTGCCGTCGCCGATCGCCGTGGCGGTAGCTGGCGCGGACGGCCGCCCTGCCCGACCTGCTGGGCGGTCTCCGGGACCCCGTCGTCCAGGGCGGCCGGGATACCGCCCTCCTTGCGCCACAGGTAGGTCCCGACCCCGATCTGGCTGGCGCACTTCTTCAGGGCATCGGTCGCCGCGCCCTTCAGGTCGAACCCGATGTCCAGGATGTTGCCGGTTGACCGCGCCCTTTTCAGTTTTTGCGACCCGAACTGCATTTTGACGACGGGCTGGATCATCAGCTCGCCCGGCAGGTTCGGGTCGGCCTGGATCACCCGGCAGGTCAGCTTGGCCAGGACCCAGCATTCGTCGGCGTCGGACGAGACCCCGTGTTCGATGATCTCGAAGTCCCAGAAGCCCGGCCCCTGTTCGTTCAGGCGCGAGATCGCCTGTTCGCCGGTGAAGTAGTCGAACTCGACGCCGCCCCGGTTGTCGCGGAACACGACGTCGAACGGGCGCGCAAGCTGGCGGTAGTCGGTCGGCTGGACGGTCCAGGTGCCGGTCTGGTCGTCCTGGGTCGCGTCCAAGATCTCGGATGGCTGGTCGTCGTCGGTCTGCATGGCAGTACCATCCCTTTGGGATAATCGGTACCGAAAGGATACACCATCTGGTACTATCGTCGGTACCGACTGTAGACCTGGGGCATGATGGATGCGATATATTGATGGGGGAGGACCCGATGGCCAGGGACAAGGACAAGCAGTTCATCAACCTGCCGCTGGAGCGAGACCTGCTTGCCCTGGTGGACGACTTCCGGTTCACGTACCGCTTTCCGTCGAGGATCGCGGCGATGAAGTACCTGATGGCCAGTCGTCTCCAGGACAAGACCGAGCCGAAGCCGGAGGAAGTGGCCCAGTACAGCCGCATGGCATCCTGACCGGACTGCCGTCGGTCGCACTGAATCGGCGCCGGGACCTGCCACGGGTCGCCGGTGTCTACGTCGTGCTGTCCGGCGACGGGACGCCCTTGTACATCGGGCAGTCGCTGAACCTGCGCCAGCGCTGGCAGTCCCACAGCTTGATCGCGCGATTGTCGCGGACTGGCGCGGAACGGATCGCCTGGCGTGCTGAAGACCCGCTGACGTGCCGTGACGTTGAGTCGGAATTGATCCACCAGTTTCACCCACCGTTCAACCGTTGTCGGTGTCCGGCCTGGCTGGTCGCCCTGTACGGCCCTAGATCTCATGGCAGCGCCAGCGCCGACCGGACGACGGCGAACGGTCTGACCTGGGCGCTGGAAAACCACCCTGACCGCCAGCGCTGATCTCATGCGGAGTCCTGGTTCAGTTCGCGGAAGACGGCGACTTTGACGTCGCCGAACGTGGCGTCCGGCCCCAACGCGATCATCCGCTGACGCCCGGCCACCAGGTAGTCCAGCAGTCGGCCGATCTTCTCGATCAGGACGTGGCGGTCTCGGGTCAGGTAGTCCAGGGTGTTCAGGGTCAGGTTGTCGACCTTCAGCCAGTGGCGTCGCCGCTGGCCTTCGATCCGGTAGCAGATGAACTTGCGCAGGCCCAGGTCGTCCCTGGTCTTGCGCAGGCGGACCAGTACCCATTCGCGCATCGGGAACCGCAGGAAGACGTCCAGGTGCTCCTTGTGCCTGTGGCCGGGCGACAGGATCTCCTGGAACTTGATCTCGTCGCCGACCCGCATGAAGCCGCGCGTCAGCCCGACCACATCGTCCGTCGAGAACTCGCCCGGCCAGGTCTCGACTTCCTGCACGGCGGCGGCGGTCGCCGCCTTGATCGTCAGTGCCCGCCGTCGGGGTCGCGCGGGGGTCGCGGGGGCGGTCATCACACCATCTCCAGGGGCTTCAAGTCGCGGTCGATCGCGTCGCGCAGGGACGTCAGCCAGGCGATCCGACCCGGCAGGTCATCCAGGATCTGTCGGCGTTCCGTCGCGTCCAGGCCCCGCACCAGGTCAGGTAGCGGCCAGCGACCGGCCGACTCGATCGAATACAGCAGGTTGCGCAGCATCCGGCCTTCGGCGCCCGTCGCTTCAACCTCGCGCACGATGTCGTGCTTGACGTCGCCGAACGTCGGCGGGGGTGGCACCGGCAGCGCCGTCGGGTCGGGCGGCATCCGGCGACGGTCCGTGCCGAATTCGGACAGGTCGGCGTCCCCGTTCAACAGGGCCTGCTTGTCCGCCTCCGGGACCGTGGGGTCCTTGACGATCGCGACCGCCGCGCTGGTCTCGACACTGTCCCAGTCTTCTTCGACCGCCGCGTCGACCAGCGGCTGCCAGGTCTCGCGTGGCGCGCGGCTGATCTCGGCGTAGTGGCTGTCGGTCAGGCGGTCGTCAGCTTCGCTACTAGTAGCGAAGTCGTTCAGTCGCGTTGGTTCGACAACCTCCGCGCGCACCCGGTCGGCCGCGAATAACTTACTGATGACCGGGCGCGAGACCCCAAACCGCTGGGCCAGCCGCTGGTGGGACCAGGCGTCGCCCGGCAGCCCGGCCAGGCGGCGGATCGCGGCGTTCCGTTCTTCCCGATCCAGCGGCTTGCCGTGGGCCAGGTTGGCCAGCGCCGCGAATTCGATGGCGTCTTGCCGACTGCCCCGGTGGACCACCGCCTCGATCTCGGTCCGGCCTTCCAGGACGGCCGCTTCGACGCGGTGGAAGCCGTCGACCAGCAGGTAGGCGCCGTCGACCAGGAACACGTCGACCGGTGGCAGCGCGTCGAGCGCTTCGGCGTAGCGCTGCACGGTGTCGGGGTCGTTCGCCGCCCTGATCTGGACGGTCGGGTCGACCACGATGGCGTCGATCGACAGTCTCACGGCAGGGCCAGCGCCGACCGGACGACGGCGATCAACAGGCGGACCAGGTTCCCCGACAGGACGAACCAGGTCAGCCCCGCTGCGCCCAGGCCCCAGCAGAATCCCTGGATCAGGCCGTCCAGGCGTGCGTCGGCGACGGCCCGCCCGTGACGATCGCTGCTGTAGCTGTGCAGGACCAGCGTCGGCGGCAGCGTCTGGTCTCCGTTTCTACGCATCAGCAGCCTCCCCGTTGAAGCTCGCGCGGCTGTGGGCGCTGGCCACCAGGCGGCCCAGATCGGTCGGTAGGGCGTCCTTCTCAGCCAGGAAGGCGGCCGCGTCCAGGCAGACCAGGCAGCGGCCGTCGCAGACGGTGACGGCGTGCCACAGCAGGTACTGCCCGATCAGGGCGACCGGCCCCAGCGGCCGGGCTTCCAGTACGATCGTGGGGTCAGGGGGTGGGCAGGTGTGGATCGCGCCGCGACCGCGCCCGCACCGTCTACAAAACCCCCTCGGCATGGAACCCCCCTTTCCACCTGGTTCGGTCGGACACAAAAGGGCGGCGCCCGGTGCGCCGCCCGGCCGCGCCGAAGCGCGGCGTCAGAAGCTGTAGATCAGGGTCAGCCGCGCCCCGATCACTGGTCCACCTGCGGTGCGCCATCATCGGCTGCGCCGACGTCCTCGACCGCTTCGGCTGCCTGGCCCAGCACGGCCAGGGCGCGGATGATCGGCCAGCCGAAGCCGTCGGCCAGATAGTTGGCGGCGGCGTCCGATAGCTCCGGGTACGCCGTGACGATCTTGGCGCAGGTGACGATCCCCAGCCGCTCCTTACGGGTGTCCGATCGACTGGCCCGCGAGAGCATCGCGTGATCGATCCCGATCTTCTCGCACAGGGCGTAGCGCGGGATGCCCTCGCGCAGGGCGATCGCCATCAGGCCGGCGATCAGGTCGTGCTGGGGACGCGCCGAGATCAGGTCGCGGCCGTCGTCGGGCGCGGCGGGTGCCCGCAGCGCAGCGCTGCTGGACGTGCGCATATGGGGATGCTCCTGCCGCCCGGTCCGGTGACCCCCCAGTCGGTTCCGCGCGTCCTCCAAATGTACCTCCGGTTGTGAACCATGTCAAACCCGTCGCCGAAAACCACCCAAATTGGGGAGGTCTACACACGGTGTCGTCTCCTACGGGGTGGTATCCTCCTCTTTGTGAGGAGGCTCAATGGTCGTTTCCGTTCCGACCGAAACAACGTCGATACCGACGCATTCCAGCGTTGGGGCGCGGGTGAAGTGGCTGATGGAGCAGCGGGGGTGGTCGCTGTCCAAGGCGGCCGACGAATCCGGCGTCTCGCATTCCACGCTGTCCCTGCTGGTCAGGGGTATCGTGGACTTTCCGAAGATCCGTACCATCGAGCTGTTGGCGCGGGCCTTCAAGGTCCCCAGGTCTTTTCTGATGCCGTACGTCCTACCGGGCGGGCCGGCCGGCGACCTGGTTGCCGAAGGAGTCCTGTTGGTACCGGTCGTCCGGCTGTTCGCGACGGCTACCGGGGCCGGACACCTTGAAACGGGGGAGTTGATCCCGGTGCCGCTGTCGATCAACGGGCAGCACCAGGGCATCATGGCCACGCTGGTCACCGGCGGCGGCCTGCCGCCGTACGTGGCTGTGGGCGCCCTGGCGATCTTCGATCCTGACCGGGACCCGCTTCACCGTGACCCGGTCGTCATCGACTACCAGGGCTCGACCCATGTCGCCTGGTATCTCGAAGTCCCGGAGACAGGCGGCGTTGAGTCACGCTACCGCCTGGGCGACGGGACCTACCTTGATGCACGCCTGGCCCGCCTGGCGGGCGTTCTCCTGGGCACCTACAGCTCCCCACCCCGGTTCGGTGGTGCCTAATCCGTCTTTGGGTCGGCTGCTACCACCGTGGCCTCCTCTGCCATGACCCCCAGCGTCAGTCGACCCGCCGCTACTCGCCGATCGGCTCGCCTTCGAGATCCGGCACCCGGATCTCGGCAGGCGGGCGGACTGGCGGGGCCAGGTCGTCGCCCCGGGGCTGATTGGCCTGCCACCTGACGTAGTGGACCCAGGCCGTCAGAAACTTCGCCATCGAGATCGTGATGGTCGGTTGCAGTGTTGGCGCCCCCGCCGCCAACACCTGGATATGCAGGTCCGACCCCCGAACCATCTCCAGGAAGGCATCCCCGAAGTCGATCGCCAGCGCGAACTGTTCGAGGATGCGCTCCCGAGAGCGGTTATCTGGGACGCATCGCCCCGCGTCGTGGTGGTCGCAGCTTTGCATGATCGTCATCGTTCCCTACCCCTGAGAGTCCGGATCGCCCACACCAGCGCCCTGGCGCCGTTGGGCCATCGCCCGGAGATCCCGGACCCAGTTGGATCTCGACTGCCCTTCCCGATTGGCCGCCGGCGCGGCCGCCGCTTCGTAGGCGTCGCGGATCTCGCCCCAGGTCACCTTCAGGCCGTCCTCAGCGAGTCCACGCCTGATCCCTTCAAACAGGTAGTCCAGCGGCTGCCAGTTGTCGCGGTCCATCGGTGGTCCGTACGTCACTGGGTGTTCCCCCTGCTGCTGTCGTGCCCGCGCGGCGATCGCCCGACTCAAGGCGTAACACTGCCGAAACGCTTCCAGACGCTCCTCTTCCGTGAACTTCACGACGCGGCGCCTTCTGTCGACGTCGGGACGTCACACGAATCGGCGGCGTTCGGACACAGCGAAGTGGCGCGGTCGGCCTCGATTCGGTCGCGGGCTTCCAGGATGGCTATCGCCTGCTGGGCGTTCGCCAACCCCAGCTCCACGGTCTCCAGCCGCCGCTGGTGCTCGCTGCTGTACGCGACCGCCAGGTCCCCCAGCAGCCGCTCAATCTCCTCGCGGACCAGCCGGGCAGAGAAGATGTCGTCGGTGATCTCGCGGATCGCGGCGCCCCAGCCCGGTCGCTGCCGGGCCAGCTCGACCAGCGCTAGCAGGATGATCTGGCGCTGTTCTTCGGTCAGGGTGTAGACGACCATCGGCATCATGTCTCCGGCTTCTCCAGCCAGACCCGGCCCCGGGGGTCGATGTAGGTTCCGAACCTTCGCTGATCGACCGTCGGCCCGGTGTACGCTTCCCAGCCACCCCGGGGTAGCTGCCACAGTGGTGTTTCCCGGGCGGCCATCGCCACGTCGTCGGGGACGTCGCTTGCGATGGTCGCGGTCGGCACGACCCCGTCCCATTCCAGCGGGCTGTGAATCCAGGCGAACGGCCCCATGAAGCCGGCGACGTCCAACAGCTCAAGGTAGTTGCCGTCGGCCCAGGGGTCGCGCCTGACATACCGGACGCCCTCACCGAACAGATCCAGCAAGGTCGACCCGGTCCGGTGCTCGCAGGTCTTCGGCAGGGTCCGGTCGTCGGTTCCGCAGCAGGGGCAGTAGCGGTTGATGATGTCGACGGGATGGTGACTCTCGCGCAGGCACCAGGCGCAGCGGTAGTACGGGCTGTCCCCTCCGGGGCGGGAATATCGACGCTGTCGACATCGTCCCATCAGTTCACCCGTCCGGTCCGCAGGTCGACCAGGTCAGCCTGGGCCAGGATGACCTGGCACAGCCCGACGGCGCCGCCCAGGTTACCCAGGAGCCGACGCGCCGCGGCTGGGTCGGGGATCAACGGTCGCCAGGGGTTGTAGTTGGGGTCGACGGTGTGGATCACCGCCCCCTGCTCCTCCCAGTTCTCGTAGTCCTGCAAGGTCCGGGAGAGGCCGGGCGCGGCTTCGGGGTGGATGATCCAGCGGCGATCCAGGCGCTGGCCCCAGTTCGATTCGGCCATCACCCACAGCATGTCCATCCGCTGGCTGGGCGGTAGCTGGCTGGCCCGCAACTCGCCGCGCCGGAACTTGTCCTGGATCTCCTGGTCCTGTTCGACGTCGGCGTCCAGGTGCCCGACCCAGGCTTCAACGGCCAGCGCCACGTGGGTCGCCTTGGTGGCGATCGCCACTAGCTTCGCCGCCGTCGTGACGTTGACGTTCGGTATGTTCAGGACGTGGGCGGCAACCCGCCCGTCCTTGCCCATCGTCCACATGAACGGGTAGATCAGCTCGTGCTCTTTGGCGATCCCCTGGGCCATCGTGGTGCAGGCGTCAAACAGGTTCGTCAGCTTCTGATTCATCGACATGGTGACCCTCTTGCGTGACCCGCTGGGGACGTCCCACGAACGCCCAGCGGTAGAACAGGACGGTTGGGACGTCCCAACCGACCAGCGCCAGCGGCCAGTAGACGTCCCAGCGGGGGTGCCGGGGGTCGCCCCAGGCTCGCAGGCCCCGGGGTGTGACTTCAAAGCCGTCGTAGCCGTCGGCTGCCGCCGCTTCGTGGTCGATCTCCGGCATCTTCGGGACCGACCAGGACGCCCGATCGGACAGCAGCGACCTGACCCCGCGCCCGGCCAGGAAGTCAGACGGGTAGCGGTCATAGGCGTCGGCCAGGTCGTCGCTGCTGTCGATCGTCAGCAGGCGGACGCCAGGCGCCCGCAGGCGCCAGATCGCGGCCCGGGGGTCCCGAGAGCCGATCTCGCGCACGTACGGCCCATGAGAGGCCCAGGGGCTGTGTCCGGGCCATCTGGGGTCCTCGCGGCAGGTGTAGATGCCGCCGATCGTCTTGCCGACCGCCCGAGAGGGCCGCCCGATCAGGCCGTCCGGGATGCCGTCGCGGATCTCGCTGACCGTCGGCTGGGTCGCCCGGTAGAAGCGGCGCTTCTCCGGACGCAGGCCCTGGAACAGGACGGTGATATCCTGGCGGTCAGTCATGGGGCCGCCCGGCCGCCGGCACAGGACCTGGTCGCGGGTCAGTTCGACGGTACACCTCAAGTGCCTCAACGGTCGTCGTCCAGATCGGGCCGATCCGTTTACCGGCTAGCTTGCCGGTCCGGATCAGGCGGGCCAGGTGGGTGATCGAGTAGCCGGTCAAGCCGGCAGCCTCTTTGATCGTGATCACGACGTCGATCTCGGCGGGATGCAGGCGACGACCGTCCCCCGGCTGACCCGCCGGGTGTCGCCGCTGTCCAACCGGATGTCCAGGCTCCGTTCGTTCGGGACGACGACGGTCGCCCAGGTGTGGTCCAGCCGCCTCGGGATGCCGACGCCGCGCCGGTACGCCAGCAGAACCCGGTCACCCGGGGCGATGATCCAGTCTTCGGCAACCGCCCGCTGGCGCGCGGGCCTACCGGTCATCGGCCTGATGGTCGTGCTGCCGGCGAAGATCGGCCAGCTTCGCCCGCTCGCGGTCGGTCAGCCCGACCGGTCCATCCCCGTCAACCTGAATCGCCGGTGACCCGGTCGCGATCAGCCAGCGCGAGACCAGGTCGGAGATCACCAGCTCTTGCGGCGGGTAGCCGTCTCGCAGCAGTAGTAGCCGGGTGCCACCGGGTCCCAGCGCCAGGTGGAACGGCATCCGGGGGCCATCCCCCGGCCAGTCGGCCGGGGCCTTCGCCTCGCCGTAGCAGATGATCCGGTGGCCGTCGATCAGGTGGGTCAGGTGCGGATCGAGCTCCCGGATCGGGACCGGTAGGTCGCGGTACTCTCCCATGCTATGGCCTTTCATCAGGGGGGTTGAGAACGGCCCTAGGGGTTGTTCCATCATCGTCCACGATCGCCAGGTGACGGGTCCTGGCGTAGGTCGCGTTGTCGTGCGCCAACTGCTGGCGCAGCCCGTCGTCGTCCATGCTGGACGCGAACATCGCAAGCGACGTCGTCCCGGGGGTGTCCCACTCCAGCGGCTGGGACGTCCCGATCTCGAACTGGGCCAGCAGGCTGTCGGCGATCGCCGACAGCACCAGGTCCTGGGCTTCAAAATGCTCGCGGTCGCCCGGCCGCAGCTTGCGGTGGGGCTCGCCAGGGTCGTCGGTCAGCTTGTGGTCTCTAAAGGCGGCGTACCACAGGCGGACCGCCATGATGTGGGTGCACGCCTGCTCCGGCGAGCGCCGCAGGAACTGCCAGCGCTCGCAGCTACAGGCCAGCAGGTCGGTGTAGTGGGACCCGGAGTCGCCGGGCACGATCCAGAATGGGGCGCCGGTGTCTCTGCGCTGGCCCCGGACCCAGGACTGGCGATACGACAGCAGCCGGCGGGGCTTGCTCCGGGTGTCGGTCGGCCAGCGCCGTCGGTTCGCCTTGACGCCCGACCCGCCGCTGCTCGACACTGTGGTTGCCTGATCAGCCATGAAGACTCCTCTCAGGGTTTTGCAGGGTGACGGCACGGCTGCCTGGGGTGATGTCCCGGGCAGCCATTTTGTTACCCGGTGGCCGCCTGGTGGCGGTAGCGGGGGACCTTCGGTGGGCGGCCCATCCTGGGGCGCGGCCCCGGGGCCGGCAGGACGGCCGGGTCCCCGGCTTCGCGGTCGATCGCCTCCTGGGCCAGCTCCAGGTCGCGGTAGATCGTCCGCGCTGAGACCCCAAACTTGTCGGCCAGCACCTGGGCGTGGGCCTTGCTCTCTGGGTGCCCGTGCTGTTTGATGTGGGCGACCAGGCTGACCTGGCGGGCCAGGCGATCGGCGCCTCTCCGTTTGTACTGGGGGGTGCTCCGTTCAAGCGATCGCCGCTGGCCGGCCGGCACGCGGAAGATGTCGCGGCGGATCACGTACAGGATCGCGCCGATCGGGTCCTGGTTGCGGGACGCAGCCACCCGCTCTAGTTGGGCCATCTCGTCGTCGGTGAGGGTCAGGGTGATCTCCGGCATGGCTCCTCTCAGGGATCGTGTCTGACCGATCGCCGTTCCGTGACGTCCGCTTCGTAGGCGGGGTGGTTCGGACCCAGCATCGGCCCCGATCGGGGGCGTTCAAGGACCCGCACATCGTCCTCAACGCTGTATCCGAAGTCATAGCGCACCTGGGCGCGCATGGTCTCAGATTCGGCCAGGCGCTTCTGGTAGTTCTCGCCGTCGTCCAGACTTGGGGGATCGTTGTACCAGCGGTAGCCAACTCCTCTTATTGTTGCAAGATGTTGTGGCCTTAGTGGATCGATCTCCAGCTTTTGGCGGATGCTGCTGACCAGGACCCAGATGTGGCGGATGTACGGGCTGGCGTACCCCATCTGGGACCGCAGCATGTAGGCCGTGATCGGCCGGGCCGACGTCCCCCACAGGTGGTGGGCCATCTGCTGGTAGGTCAGGGTGCGCCGTTCGTTGCGCTGGAAGTAGCGCAGCAGCTTGAACTCCAGGTCCGTCAGCTCAGCACCTTCGCGGATCGTCTGTAAGGTGCGCTGCCGTCCGCGCTCAAGGCGGACGATCTCCACTGGGTCCAGGTAGTCGTCGGGCGCCAGGCCCCCAGTCCAGCGGGCGACGACGTCGGGCGTCAGCAGCGCCCGGTCTCGCTCGGGTAGCCGGGCCAGCGCCTGCTGGTCGCTCGGGACCAGCGCCCGCTCCGGGGTTCTGTCGAGATCGTCGTCTCGCCCCATCACTGCACCGTTCTGTCTGCTGGTCTGTTGCACAGTCGCTCCTTCGTGCCCGTTCGTCGGCGCTACGCGCAGATCACTCCAACCCTCCGCGCATAGTACCGCGTTTCGGCTCGCGATGTGAGCTAGTTCACAATTATCGACCAGCATAACGGCCTGAACGGGCTATCGGCGGGCGGTGGGCGGGGTGGTCCCGGGCAGGTAGGCGACCGCCGGCCCGGTCTTGTACCGGAAGAAGTTCTCGAAGATCGTCCGGGTGACCCCCAGCAACACCCCGTGGTCGGTCGGGTGCAGGCGGGACCAGCGGTTCAGCAGGCCCTTGACGTCGTGGGCGGTGACCATCGGCGCGCACATGGCGCAGGTGGCCCAGCCGTCGTCGGCGAACTCCTGGACCCGCGTGCCCAAGCCCGGCACGACGATCGCCATCGTGAACTCGCGGGCCGGGAACACGAAACAGGGGTACGGCTCGTTACAGAAGTCACAGCAGGGGTGGGCGCGATCGTCGGCCGTCTGTTCGGCGTAGATCCAGCCTTCAGGCAGGTAGTCGGGTCGCGGCATCAGGCGGTCCTCCGCATCGGGTGCAGGGTCGCGATCATCTCCTGGAGACGGGCGACGTCGCCGGCGTAGGCCGGCCCCAGGCGCCGGGCCTGGTCGTAGGCGGCGGCCAGTTCGTTCTCGGCCCGGGTCAGCGTTTCGTGGTACAGCGCCCGATCGTCGGTGGGCGGCATGTCGCGGTAGTGGTCAGGGTGTGGCATCACGGGCTCCTCTCAGGGTGCGTGACAGAAAGCGTGCAGCGGTCGGGCTCTCAACGCCACGCCTTGCGAGCCTTGCGCTTCTGGCGCTGGTCGTTACGCTTGTGACGCTTATGGCGAGTCCAGAATGGATGCTCCGGCGGCATGACGATGTAGTCTCGGTTCTGGTGTCCCGCCCGCCCTGCCACTCTCAGTGGTGGCTCAGGCTTGATCCGGGTGCGGTAGGGAACATGGGGCGGCCACAGGCAGATGTGCCGCCAGGTTACGGGAGTGTGAACGGTGCCGCCGGCCCTGGGTCGAAACTCGTATGACCCGTGGAACCAGAGCCAGCAGGACGGGCAACGACGCTGCCCCCACCACTTGCTCCACCAGACCCGGTAGTCCCATCGCGGATTGCCGCTGGATCGTAGATTGTTCTGATGGCGGTTCATCCTTGCTCCGGGTTACGGCCGTCTTCTCGGTGCATAAGTCGATCACTCGGCGGGCGCCTGCTGCTCGTCTATGGCCTCGGTGGTGATTCGCACGGATGGAGACGCCAGCGCTCGCTCAATCTCCAGCAAGATGTCCGTGTGGTCGGCGGTATGGTTCAGCAGGGCCTCGTACTGGCGGCGCGAGATCTGGCAGGATGGGGTGAACCGGACGCCATAGTCGCCACTAGGGGTCGACGCGCGCCGATCCGTGCGGTAGTAGTAGCGGTTGTCGGTTTCGATCTCATCGACCGGGCACTGGCTGAGGGCGGCGGCGATGACGCCGGCGTCGTTCCTGGCGCCGTGATAGCTGACGACGGTCGCCTTCAGATCGACGCTGTACCCCAACGGTCCGTAGACCTGGATCGTGTGATCGGCTGCGTAGCCGTTGCTGGGTGTCAGTGGGTAGACCACGTTGGTGACCCGAATGAAGTGATGCCCACGATCATTGAACGCCATCTCGACTGCTCCTCTCAGGTGTGGGGGTCAGCCCTGTTCGTCGCCGGACAGGGCGCTTGAGACCATCCCGGCGACCGCGTCGGCGATCGCTTCGATCTCGGTCAGGTAGACCCGCCCGTCGTCGGTGTTCAGTGTGGTGTCCCAGGGCCGCTGGATCGCCCAGCGGGGGCCGTCGGCGGTCTCGAACCGGTTGACCAGCCAGGACCCGGCCGGATTCATGTCGCTGTCGATCTCGCAGCCGTCCTCCTCCCGGAACACGTTCCAGGACAGCATGTGGCCGACCGGGCCGACCGCCATGTGCTCAGCCGTCGTTTCGGTCAGCGCCTTCTGGCGGGCCTGGCACAGCAGGATGGTCTGATCGGGGTCGACGTGGGTCTGGTAAACCAGGTGGCCGCCGTCGATCCCGATCCGGCCCCGGACCCAGAACAGCAGATCGGCCTTGTAGCCGCCGGTCGATCGCGATCGGCGGATGCAGGGGGAACAGGTGACAGAAGACGTGCGGGTGTAGAAGCTCCGGTAGGGGGCGGTCACATCGCTCCTCTCAGGGCCGCCGCCGTCGGCGGGGCGGGTACACGATCGGCGCGTCCGGTTCGTGCCCGTAGTTCGTTGCCCACCAGTCCCGCAGGGTCCTGGTGACCATCCCCAGGGCGCCAACGTCGCCGGTCGGAAACTCGGTCCACTTGTACAGGTACACCCCCTGGACGCAGCCGTACTGGCCGAAGGTGACCTGGGCTTGCTGGGCCTGGTGCTCGGTGTTCACGCTGAACACCGGCAGGCCCGGGAAGCCTTTGATCAGGGTCTGACCCGGCGACCGCCAGGTTATGACGCCCGACGCTCAAATGAGAAGCTGTACCGGGCGGTTCATGTCGTCGGTCATGCGTGCGTGATCTCCTCCGTGATTGGTGGGAATAGCTGGCCAGTCCGCAGCAGCGATCGTTTCCGGGCGCGGTATCGCTGCTGCTTGTCGGTCATGCACTGTCGACAGCGGCGATAGCCATCGCCGGTACGAGTGTTCCCAGTATCGAACGGGTGGTCGTTGGGACAGTGGGTGTTCTGCTGCTTGAAATGCCGCCCCTTCGCGGCCATGTCACGGTTGTTGCCCGCTTTCGTCGTCTTGAACAGGTGTAGTGGCTGACGGCAGGGGCGGTTATCGCAGTGGTGGGCGATGACCAGGCCGTCCTCGATAGGGCCGAAGCACTCCTCCCACGTGTAGGAATGGGCGGTGCGGTCCCCCAGGCGCGTGCGGACCCGGCCGTAGCCGGTGTCCTGGAAGACCGGGCCGACCCACTCCTCGCACGGCATGGATCGCCAGTCAGCAGCCGGGCTATCCATCTGGGAACAGCTTTCCTGTGCGGAGCAATGGGAACGAAAGCAGGTATTCACTGGCCAGGATGCCCAGGTAGTCGGGACCCAGGTAGTCGAACCGCTCGACCTCGTCCCTGTCGAACACGATGCCCCAGTACGCCGACCGCTCCGGCTCCGGCCAGGTCCGGTCCCAGATCTGGCCGGCCGGGTCGATCAGCCAGGCGTGCTGGCAGGGGATACCCTGGAAGTCGCCGATCGCCGCGATCGCGTACCCCTCAACGTAGCGTAGGGGCAGATCAGACGTTTCGCGCACCTGGCGCAGCAAATCCAGGGTGTTCTGATAGCAGTAGCGCATCGGGCCGGGGACCACGAACGGGGGCAGCGGGGCGGACACCCAGGGCTGCCCCAGGTCGTAGACCAGGTGCTCATACGATCGGTAGCGCTGGGGTCGCGGCGTGGGACCCATCAGGGCCGGGATCGCCTCGACCATCGCTTCCAGGTAGTGGCGTAGCGTCTGGTGGATGTCCATCATGTCGCGGTCAGCGGCAGCATCCGGGACGCGTGGACGTCGCCGGCCAGTTGGGCCGCCTCCTTGTTGGGCAGGCCGAACTGGCGCCAGCCGCAGCTACAGGTCCCGGTCCACTTCCCGCCCGTAGATACGACCGGCAGGGTCTGGTGGCCCGGGACGTCGCGGGGGGCGGGACCGCCCGACGCCGGCGTCGGGCGGGGGACGTCCCGGACCGTGTCCGGGACGTCGCTTGCGATGGTCGCGCCCCGCAGGGGGTCCTGCGACTGCTCCGGGGCCTGCCGGAGCCGTTCGACTTCAGCTTGAAGCTGGGCCAGCCGCCGGCTGATCCTGGACAGGTCGACCTGGAGACGGTGGGCCAGGTGGACCTGGAGGATCTCGACCAGTGGCATGGTGTCGGGCCAGTCGTTGTCGCCGTACTGGCCGCACAGCAGCCGCAGATAGGCGATCGCGTCGACGCGCTCCTGTCGCATCTCGCGCTGCCGCTTCTCCAGCGTCAGCGCCTCGCCTCTCAGGCGTAGCCGCTCGCGCTCCAGGCTCTCCTTGACGCGCTTGAACTGGGCTTTCGTGGTCATCAGGTCTCGCGTCGCCTCCTTCCCTGGCCGATCCGCCCGGTGCCCCCACGATAGATGGGCAGGCCGGGCGCCCGTCGGTTATGGATCGGGGCGTCGGGGCGCCCCAGGGATCGCCAGCGGTCGACCAGCTCGTCCACCGACTGGACCACCCGGCGGATGGTGATCGTTCCACCGATCAGGTCCAGCGATTCTCGCTGGATTGACCTACGGCCGATGTCCTGACCGTCCGCCATGCGCGGGATGAACTGCGTGCGCGACCGCGCCCAGGCAATGAAGACCGGCCGTTCGTCGTCGGTCAGTTCGGGCACTATCGCCACGGTCAGCCCCCCTCAAACGGCTGCTGGACGCTGTCCAGGATCTGGATGTCGGTCACCAGCCGCGACCCGAAGCCCCACGGGATCCGGAAGGTGGGGTCATCGAAGACCCAGAGGTGGAACTGGTTACTGGTGTCTACGAGCCGAGACTCCGCGGGGTAGACTTCAGTCGCCTCGCACTCCGGCCCGACCAGCTCATTTTTGATCCGTTGGAAGTCCCGGAACCGCTCCGGGCCGGGGGGCCGCTTGCCGTTCCAGATGCACTTGATCGACAGGTGCACCAGCGGCGGCGCGCCCGACCCTTCAGCCGGGTCCTGCCGCCTGACGTTGACCTGGTACCGGCTGTTGACGTAGATCGTCTCGGCCGCCAGGTCGGCAATCGCCTGCTCGCAGTGCTCGCGCGACAAGCCGGTCTTCTCGACCAGCTCATCGATCGCCTGCTCCCGGGTCCGCCCTCCCGCGTACCGGTTTTCAACGCTAATCTCAAAAGTCGTCCAGGGCGGTGGTGTCGGGCTGGGGTCGAACCACTGGCGCATCGACTGGGCCAGTGTCTGCCTGACGTGGGGCGGGACGTCCCGGACGATGTCAGCCGGCGGCCCGGGGACGTCCTGGGCCGCCCGCCGCTGGCGCTTTATGCGTGCGTCACGTCCCACGGTTCGTCGCCTCCTGGATCGCCTTCAGCTCCAGCTTGCCGACCCCGGCCCGGCTGTTGGCGTCTGCCCGGGTTGTCTCGTACGCCAGTCGGGCGTCGCGCATGGCCTGTTCAGCCAGCGCCCAGGTCGCCTGGCGCTCAATCAGCTTCAACAGGTTGTCGTCGCTGTAGGGGAAGATGGTGTCGGAGACCTGGAAGTAGGTCTGATTGGTGTAGACCGGCTTGGGTTTGTCGCTGTGCCAGACCTTGCCGATCGGCCCCTGGCCGTCGGCCCAGCGGATGCGGTTGGTCGGGGTCAGCCGTTCGATCTCGCAGATCTGGGGCGGCTGGGTGCCGACGCAGACGATGACTTTCATCAGGCAGGGTCCTCCAGGGCGGCGTCGTCGGCGTGTCGTCCGATCGCCAGTAGCCGGTTGTCCTGGGCCAGCATCGCGATCAGGTCGTCTAGGCCGGTGTCGGCAGCCAGCGCGACCAGGATCATCGCGTGGGCAGTACTGGTCGCCGGGTCCTGCACCAGGGCGCCCCGTTGTTCCGGGGTCGGGCCGTCCGCGTCGCTGGCGTGGAACATCCACTCCCAGCCACAGCAGCAGCGCAGGTCGGGTCGATCAGGGCCGGCGACACCGACAATTGCCGGGTCGACCAGGGGGTCGAACTGGCCACAAGGGCCGTCCTGGAGGGTGTCGTTACCGTCGTATGGGCGCACCATCAGACCGGGCCTACTGTCAACAGCAGGACCCGGCCCCGGGCGCCGGTGACAGGGGGGTTGTCACACATGCCGGGGTTCCTCTCAGGGTATGTGGAAAAACGCGCAGGTGTGCGTGCCTAGGTTGGTTGGGCTGCACCTCCATCCCGTGGTGGGGCGTCGTACGGCCAGGGCCAGCCGGCGCGCTTCCGTTCGGCCCGGATACCCATCACCTGGGTGACAAGATCGGGGGTCGACGGACGCAGCCGCACAGCCTGCTCCTCGGCCTCGTTCAACAGGAACAGGACCAGCTCCGGGATCTGTTCATGCTGGGCGCGGTAGACCCGGTGCCAGCCGTCGATCAAGACGTGCTGGCGCCGGCCGTCCGGTAGCTTCGGGAACGGTAGCGGGACCGCGATCAGCGGCAGGGTCAGGTTGATCTCCGGGGACAGCGCGTACGCCGGGTCGACTTCAGCGGCCCCGTCCAGCAGCATCGCGTACAACTGCGACGTATCCTCAACCGAGAACCGACCCCAGCTCTGCGCGCGTATCGCCTGATTGGCCAGCTTCTGGGCGGCGGTCACGTCCCAGTGGTACTGGATGCCGTCCCAGTCCCATACGCTGTAGCTGAAGTATTCGATGGCGACGTCGGGCCGGTCTCGGAACAGGCCCATCGTGCCGACGCCGTTGCCGAGCATCAGTTGCTCCGGTCAGATCTGCCGGCCTGGTCCAGGATCATCAGGTTGACGGCTGCATCGTACGCGGCGCGGGTCTCGGCAACGTGTCGCAACGCCATCTCGAACCGCTCTTGATCGCCCCGGCCAACCGGGGACCCGAAGCTCTCGGCAAGCTTGCGGGAGAAGCCGGCCAGCGCCATCAGCGCCGTCCGGTGGTCGTGCAGGGTGGCAGCCGGACTGACCGGCGCCCCGCTGGGGGGTGTCGTCGCCATCGTGTCTTGCTCCTCTCAGCGACTCACGGTCGAACTGGTGATGTCAGCCCTGCCACCAGCGTACCCGGGTGTCAGGTTTGGTGTCAACGGCGAGCAGTCGGGCCGGCTGTGGGGGGTCCCCGGAATTGCCCGGAATTGCCCGGGTTTCCCCGGGATTCATCGCCGTTAGCGAATTTTCGGCGGTTTTCGGCGGTTGACGTTTGGGCCGGTCCTTGATCCAGAACGTCGGCGGCGTCCACGGCTGCTCCAGGCCCGCCGCGATCCGTTCACGGCGCCGCTGGCCCCGGGTGCGGGCCAGTTCAGTCATCTGCCGTAGGTGGACGCGGCCACGCTCGCGCATCTCTTCCCAGGTCGGCGCCCGGTCCTCCGGGCGTAGCGCAATCGGGGTTGGATCGGCCGCGAACAGGTCAAGCTGTTCGGCGCCAGTCTTAGCTTTCCGGGCCACGCTGCCCCTCCAGGCTGTACAGCGTCGTCGTCACTGCACAGAAGGTACAACGGAAGGTGACTCCGGCGACGGTGTCAATCAGGGTGTGGGGGCGCGCCCCCTCGCAGTGGGCGCAGTGGACGGTGACCACCGGCTCCAGGTGACGCACGGCAGCGTCTTCCACGGGCATGCTCCTCTCAGGTCGACCAGCGGGGTCCGGTGGCCCAGGCTGTCCGGTGATGTCGGGCGGCCAGGGCCGGGTCTGACTACCGCGCCAGCATGGCGCAGGTGCAGGTCGGGCAGTGGTGGAGGGTGGTGTCCAGCAGCCGGATCACGATCTCCGGGGCCAGCGGGTCCTCGCGAGAGATCCCGATCTGGCGGGCGCCGGGCCGGGCCATGAACGTTGGGACCGACGGGTGCGCTTCAAGCCCGTCGTCCTTGTCCAGCAGGTCGTCAGCGATCCGGCCCACCTGGGCGCGGGCCGACTCCAGGTCGTCGCCGGCGTCGGCTATCTCCCAGGTCTCGTCGGCGACCCGGAGGATGTGGATGCGGTAGCGGTCGGCCATCAGGTGCTCCTCTCAGGTGACGGTGGCGGCTTGTTCCTGGGCGCGGCGGATCTGGTCGCGCCGTTCGATCATCGCCCCCAGGCCCGGCACGTTGTTCGGCATCGCGTCCAGGTACCGCTCCCGATCCTGGCGCTGGACGTTGGCCAGCCAGGCCAGGGCGATCGTCAGCAGGTCGTCGGTATCCATCTGGTCGACGGTCTTGCCCAGGCCGGTCACGATCGCTCCTCCTGTTCGCCCCGCTGGGCGTCGTAGGCTTCCTGGATGGCGACCTGCTGCGCCCGATCGCGTCGCCGCTTCGTCAGGCAGTCGTCTGGCGGCAGGTGCCACAAGGGCAGGCGGTGGGTCCAGTGGCCGCACGGCAGGGTCTGCCGGGTCTGGTCGTCCATCAGAACCCCTCGATATGACAGCCCATCCCGCAGGCGCCGTGATCGCCGCCCTGGCAGGACAGACAGGTCCGGTCACAGTCGGGCGCCGTGGTGGTCGGGACCGGGAAGCCGTCCCGGTCCTCCCAGCCCCCGTCTCGATAGACGTCACCGTCCTCCATCGGGTCGGGCGGGGTCAGGTCATCGATCGCCTGCTCCAGCATCGCCGCTTCGGTGTCGTACGGCCGTGACCAGGTGCCGGTATTTATCTTGAATTTGAAGGCATCCGGCTCGGCGCCGCCGGCGTTGTCGTTTTCCAGCCAGACGGTGACCCCGGCGTCCATGCACAACTGGTGCAGCTTCTCCTTTAGCAGTTGGCGGCGGGAGTCGTCCGGGATCGTGACCCGGAGCGCCGCGATTTGGGCCGGGGTCGGGGTCGGGCCGTTCTTGGATGCCTCCTCGAAGTAGTCGCGCAGCCCGGACAGCTTCGCGACGGCGTACAGGGCGGCGTAGCGGTCCCTGGACAGCTTCGCGCGGGTCGCCTTGATCCTCTCGGATCGTAGCTCGCGATCGATCGCCTCGATCGCGCCCTCCAGGGTCTCACGGTCGTTGGCGCCGATGAATGTGACCATCGTGGCTCCTCTCAGGATGTCGCTGCGCAGCGGCGATATTTGCGCCGCGCAGCGGGCGGGTTGGCCCGCTCCCAGGATGATCGGGTGATGTCCGATCAGCTAGGGGCCGGGTCGTGCCGACCGTGAACATCGTCACTGCGTGACGACGTCAGGATTAGGGCAGGCTACTACAGACGCGCGCCCGCTCAGCCGACGTCAGCGGCAGCGCGCTGGACGCGGTCACCCAGGTGTTCTCAAACTTTTTGGTGCAGGCGACGTAGCCGTCCTGGATCGGCGAGTGCGTCGCCCGGCTGGTCCGCCGGAACCGCGCGCAGATGCCGGCCGCGTCGGTCCCATCGGCCAGGATACTGACCGATGGGTAGTCGCTGATCGATACCTCGCAGCGGGTCAGTGACTCAGTGGTCACGGACCCAGCCCTGACGGGGGCCGGGCGGATCGCGATGCCGATCAAGGCGACGATCAGCAGCAGGATTGGCCCGACCGCCAGGGTCAGCCAGGCCCAGCGGGGAAAGCGGTCACCAGGGAACGGGTGTGCCATGACAGATGTCCTCCTGATGACCACAACGACAGCGGGACCCGGCCAGGCGTCAGTCGCAGCCCCGGTCGCCGAACGCGAACAGGAAATGCGGCTCCCCGTCCGGGTCCTCAACGGTGGTGCCCGGTTCGGCGTCGTGGGCCAGGCGGTAGTCGCGGACCTCGATCACGACCCCGTACGGCAGGTGGCCGTCCAGGGTGATGTCGAAGTCCCGGCACTGAAGCTGGACCCGGAAGTTGTTCGGCTCGCGGTTGGGGTCGGCGTCAGTCAGTGGGCCATGCACGGGGCAACGTCTCCGTTTCCGGGTCCCAGAACCCGCTGTAGAAAAAAAGCTCGAGGCCGATCATGCGGGCCAGCAGCGCCGCGATCTGGTCGCGGTCCTTGGTGTGCTCCCAGCCCTCCGAGAACGACAGTTCAGGCCCGACGGTCCAGGCGCCCGGCTGGCCGGTCCGGCACCGGGTGATCAGGTAGTCCGGGTGCCCGGACGGGTTGCCGCCCAGGACCAGGGTCGTGGTGTTGCCGGGCATCTCGATCGTGATCCTGGTCCCGTAGGGCGGGACCGGCATCGGCCCTTTCGGTGGCAGCTTGACGCCGTCAGCCATCAGCAGCCTCCTCGCCCCACAGGGCCTCCTCGTACTTCGCCTGGATCGTCTGTTCGATGATCGCGCGGCAGGACGCCCAGCCCAGGTTGCCCCAGCGCTCGACTTCGTCGCCGTTCTCGTCCAGGGCCGACAGGGTGTGCAGGCCGTTCTCGTCTTCGTCGGCGGTCGCCACGTAGGTGATGTGACTCTCGCCGTCGTCAATCCTGATCGTCAGTGGCCTCATGGGCACTCCTCTCGGGTGATGGCAGGAAGGCGGCGAGCGCGCCTTCGTAGCTGCACTGCGTCAGGTTGGTCGCGCAATACAGGACGTCGGCATCAGCCGGGCCGCGCAGGTCGTACTGGGTGTGGCCGCCCAGCACTTCAGCCGGTTCGTCAATCTCGATCCCGAGCTTCGGGTCGTAGGTGACCACGTACTCCACCAGCGCGTCCATCGTCTGGCAGATCCGGGTACCCCCGCACCGGGGGCAGGTCAACGCGGACATCGGTGGGCTCCTCTCAGGCCGGTCGTGGGGGCCATTCGTCCGGCCCCAGCCGCCGCAGGCCGATCGGCTCCACGGCGTAGGCGTTGCGCGGCGACAGGTAGCTGTAGCCGGTCGTCACGACGACGTCGCCGACCGAGATCGACCGCTCATGGTTGCCGTTCGGGCGGTCGTCGGCGTTGCCCCGGGCGAACACCCATTCGGCGATCGCCCGCTCGATCGGCTCGCGGCCTTCGGTCTCCGGGTCGGTGATGTCGGCCAGGACGTCCAGGTCGCGGAAGTAGACGCTCGGGACCATCAGGCTCGACGGTCGGTACTGGGTGAACCGGTCGCCGTGGGTCTCGTTGAAATAGACCGTCACAATGGCGGATCGCAGGGTCATGGCGCTCCTCTCAGATCAAATTCTCACCGGACGAAACTTTCAGCGTAGCAGGCAGCATGGCCCGCTCCGAGACCGCGCAGATTTCTGCGCGGCTACGGGCCGGGTCAGGACTTAACCTGGGGTTACCTGGGGGTCGTCAGGCCGACCGGGCGACGACGCGTAGCCCCGGCTTGTGGGTCTCTTCCCAGGCGGCCAGCGCCCGGCTGTGCATCGGCATCAGGACGCCGTACGGGGCGATCGGCTCGCCCCGCTCAAAGATCTCGTTGTTGCCGACCGGGGTGGCGATCATCGGGCCGGTGGGGTGCGGGTTGGGCCACAGGACCAGCCCGTACCCGCCCAGCGCCTTGCCCAGCTTCGACAGGAGCTCATGGTCGAACGCGAACGGGCGAGACTGGCCGGACATAACCGTCCCGTCGAGACCCCGGGGGACGATCCGCCGATAGTCGGGATACGTGTCGGTCACCCCCAGCGCCAACGTCCCCAGGCGGGGGAAGCTGGCGCCGGTCGCGCCGGTGACCATCTCCGCGCCCAGGGTCACCAGGACGTCGCTGCTGCGCTTCGTGGTGCCCTTCGCGGCCTGTCGCAGGGCGTCGGCGATGACCAGCCCCGGCAGGTCATCCGGGGCAAGCTGGCAAGGGACGACCACCAGACAGAAGCCGTCGGCCCCGATGATCCGTCCGGCCCCGTCGTGGTCCGTCCGCTCGATCAGCAGGCAGGACAGCACCTGCCGATTCTCGGTCCCCTCCTTGGGTGGGACGTCGACGATGCCCAGGTGGTCACGTGCTATTCGCATGGTGGGTGCTCCTCTCAGGTAGGGGGTAGCGGGCTGGGTGATGACGCAGCTTCGGCACGCGTGATGTTCGCGCCGTGCAACGGCAGGCCCACTCCCAGGCCGTCAGGGGGCTGACGGCTAGGGGCTGGGTCGGCATAGCGGAAAAACCCGTACAGGTTTTCTGGCTACAGCTTCAGGTCGCGTCGACCACGCGGCCCGCTGGCGCGAACGGCCGCCGCTTCCTTCTCGGCGGGCTTCTCAGCGACGGCATCTCGGAACTTCGGCGGCACCATCTTGACGTTGTCACAGATCGACAGCGCCAGCAGGGTCATCGCCTCGACGTCCCTGGTCGCGGCGCGCAGGCTGTCCCGGGCGTCGACCAGCGCCTCCGGCACGCTGATCTCCTCCAGCATCGACGTCAGGGCCGCTTCGTTGACCAGGTTCTCCAGCTCAGCAGGCGTCCAGCCGTCGGTCTTGTCCGCGACCGTCAGCACCTGGGGACTGTCCCACCCGGCCAACCCGGCCCGCTTCATCAGCTTGACCAGCATCTCTCGCCGCTCTTGCGCGTCCTGGGGGACCAGTAGGGGCAGCTTGATATCGAACCGTCCGGGGCGCAGGAACGCCGCGTCCAGCTCATCGGGCCGGTTCGTCGCGGCGACGACGATCCGCCGACCACGCATGCTGGTGTCCGACGTCCACTCCAGGATCCGGCCGAACATATTGGAATCGACCGACGACGACCCGGCCCCACCCCGTTGGATCGTCTGGTCGACCTCGTCAAAGAACGCCAGGCAGGGGGCGTTGGCGTTGACCCCGTTCAGGGCCTTCGCCAGCTTCTGCTCGCTCTCGCCCATGAACTTGCCCTTGACGTTCTCGGGGCGGACGTAGAACATCCTCCAGCCCAGCGCATTGGCCAGTGCACGGGCCAGGAAGGTTTTCCCGGTCCCCGATGGCCCAGCCAGCAGGATGCCCATCGCCAACCGTCGCAGTAGCTCCTGGTCCCCTGACTTGACGACGCCGATGACGCGTTTCATCAGGTACTCAATCGCGTAGGTGTGACCGCCGACCATGTCCAGCGTGACGCTGGTGTCGACCGCCTCCAGGATGCCGTCGTATTCGATCTGCATCAGCTCCTCCCGCCGCTGATTGACCAGATCGGACGTCATGGCACCCCCGGTCTGGGTGACCGCTCGCAGCGCGACGTCCTCAATGTGACGCCGACCCAGCGCCGCCATCCCGTCGGCGATGATCGCCAGCGGGACGTCCGGGAACGACAGGTCCCGATCGGCAGCGACCCGCTCCAGGTACGCGATCCGCTGCTCTCGGTTCGGCGGGGAGATCTCGACAGAACGCAGCCCGGTCGACGTCGCTTTCAGCTCACCGTGCACGCTGGCCAGGCTCGGGGCCAGCATGACCAGCATGCCGCCATTCCCCTGGATGGTACCGGTGGTCCCGACCCGGTGGAACGCTGCCAGGGTCGCCCGGTCAGGCGCCGCCATCGCGCCAGTGTCGGCCGGCGGGGCGATCAGGTCCAGCCGTTCGATGATGACCAGGGCGCGCATGCCCGTCCCATCGCCAGCATCGCCCGGATCGGTCCCCATGATGACCCCATCTTCCAGGATCGGGTCGCCGCCGTACGCGTTTGCGAGGAAGTCGATCAGGGCCGGTATGGCCCGGTTCGGCTCCTTCGGCAGCCCCGGGGCCTGCCCCAGACTGCCGGCCCCGCTCGCCTCCAGGGCCAGCCGCTCCATATCCGACAGCTCACCTTGACCCAACCCGGTCGCGGCCTCAAAGCGCTCTCGCGCCGCTTTGGCCAGGGCCTGGGTCGTGGTCAGGTCTGACGTCTCACCTGGGAACGTGATCCCCTGGTCGGGGCTGTAGGCCACGACAGAGAACCGGGACCCCAGCCGCAACATCAGGTAGTCGGTGACGGACAGATCCTGGGTCGGGTCCTCCACGTAGTCGTGAATCGCGCCGTGGACCAGGAACCCGTGCGCGACGCCAGCCTGATAGTCGGCCAGGATGGCGTCATACCAGTCCGCGACGCCAGGGCGTCCGTTGTTCGTGGTGCTCATTGCGTGTTGCTCCTCTCAGGTGCCTGATCATGTCAGGTTGTCACGGGTGCGGTGATGTAGCGGCCCGCGCGCAGGCCGTGGAGCTGGTGACTCCGCGGCTAGCGGCCGGGTCGGCAACGCCTACCGGGTCGGCTAGTGGGCGTGCTGGCGGGCAGCTTTCGAGACCCGCTCGCCGACCCCCTGCTCCGGGTGGGTGTGGCGCTCCGGGTCGCCATCAATGACGACCGGTAGCTCCAGCTCCACGGTCAGGATCTGTGCGAGCTCGCGCAGCTTCGGCAGCGCCGCCTCAAATGACAGTCCCTTCTGTTGGGGGACCACCATCCGGACTTCGTCGTCGCTGTACAGTAGCTGGACCTGGATACCCAGGGGCTCTGGCATCGTCTGGCTCCTCTCAGATCGTGATCGTCTGGCGGTAGGTGCCAGCCGATAGCCGCTCGGTTTTGGTCCCCGGGAATCGCTTCTCGACGCCGGCCCGGATCCGGAGGCCGGCGAACGTCTTGGCCAGGCTGGGTAGCTGCGCCTCCAGGTACGCTTGCAGACGGGCGACGGTGGCCGGGTTGGACCCGGACACCGTCAGCTTGTCCTCATTGACCCAGACGCGCAGCTCCGGGCCGTTCATGTTGAACACGCCGACCCAGGTAGCGGTGACCCTTTGTCCGGTATGGGTCCGGGCGTACTCCGGCATGCTGACCCGGAACGCGATGCCCGGGGCGGCCTTTTCGACCAGCTTGCGCAAGACCTCGCGGGCCGCTTCACTGGCCCGAAGCTCCTGTAGGATCTTCGGGACCAGTTGCGCGCGCTGGACGGCCAGATTGTTGCATGGCATGTTGGACGCTCCTCTCAGAATCTCGCGGGGATGGCCCGCTCGCAGGCCCTGGTGATGTCCTCCAGGGCTAGCGGCCGGGTCAGTCACGGGTCACGGCTTCGGGACCGATACCGGGCTCTTGCACCCGCTACAGTGGGTCAGGATCGACGCTGGCCCGGGTCCAAAGTCGCCCCGTTTCCAGGATGCATTCCCCTTCGGGGAGAGCGCGTAGCCGGTGCAGTCCCCGACCGGGCAGGGGACGGTCCATCGGCACGCCCGGGGTGTCGCTAGCGTCGGCTGCTGTTGTGTCGCGACCATGTTGACTCCTCTCAGGTAGCGGCCCTGTGCGGCCCGCTCACAGGCCGTCAGGACCCCCTGACGGCTAGTGGCCGGGTCGTGCCGACCGCGAATATCGGCTGCGCCGACATCGGTTCAGCTTGCGATCGCCTGCCGGACCAGCTCGGTTGTCAGGTCCTCAACGGCGACCAGATTGGCCACAGCGCCACCCCCATCCTCCGGGGACGGCGACACCGGGCCGACGAACGCCTCCACCTCGGTCACCGGGCGGGCCTTGCGGGCACGCTTGACGGGGGCCGGGGTCTCGACTATCGGGGCGCTGGACAGATCCAGCCGGTGCTCCTTCCGCCGCTTCATGGCACCCAGATCCTTACGGGAATCGGGGATGCCCAGCCCGGCGGCCGATCGCTTCGGCGGGCGGTTGATCTCCAGCAGATAGCTGCGCATCTCGACGCCCAGGGCAGTCAGCGCCGTCGTGATCTGCTCCCCTGATCGGGATTCGGCCGGCACGTCCACCAGCCCGCGAATCTGGTCAAGCCGTTCCTCAAGCTCACTGTCCGGCCAGAACATCATCTCCTGGACGGTCTCGATCAGCTTGCGAACCTGACCCGTACTCGCCGGTGGCATCTTGCCGCCGTTCTTGCGCAGCGCGGTCAAACAATCCACCACCACGTCGTAGACTTTCCCCCTGACCTGCTCCGTCAGGTCCGCGACCAGGGAAGCAAGGCCGCCCCCGTCCTTTTCCATCCGGGTTTTGTTCAGGTCCGCGTTCAGGACGTCGCCACTGGCCAGCGCCGACCGGTACGCCTTTTCAGCGCCCGCCTCAAACGGCAGTCCCGTGGTCCGCCACTCCCAGCGGAACGCGGCCAGCGCCGCCTCCTTGCTCTGGGTGCGCCGCTTCGATCGCTCCAGCGCCAGCCGGGCGTAGTCCTCCGCCGTCCCCTCAAGCTGGACGCCCTGCCCGATCAGCAGCCGATAGTTTCGGCGGGCAATCGACAGGTAGTCCTCATCCATCTGGGCGACGTAGGTATCCCAATTCGCCTCCAGATCATCCCGGAGGGTCATGAATTCGTCGCGCAGCTTGTCATTCTCCGCACGCCACCGGGCGTACAGTCGGATCGGCATGAACCGGGCAGCAGCCGCCCCCGGCTCCTTGCCGATGCCGGTCGGGAACGAGAACCGCTCCACAAGCGCGCGACCCCGGCCAGCGATGGCGACCAGGGGATCAATCACCCCTTCCCGGGGCAGGGTATTGCGGTAGCCGAATGAACACGTTCGCTCATACGCCTTCCGCTCCTCCTCAGTGTCAGTGACGATCCCCCAGTCCTCCAGCCTCATTTTGGTTGCCCAATTGCAGAGACCGATGCTGACCCGGACCAGGACCCCCTGCTCAGCGTAGATTGACCAGTCAACCTCACGCAGGGAGACCCGACGCCGGTCCTCGCCCAGCGTTTCGGCCAGGCTATCGCGGGTCATGGGTTGCGTGGTGGTGGTGGTGGCGATAGTGCTTTCCATCGGAAAGCCTCCTCTCAGGTCAGCGGGTTTGGCCCGCTCACAGCCCCCTCAGTCAGGCTCAGGGGGTAGTGGCCAGGTCAGATCCCCAGGTACTGCCGCTGAAGCTCTACCAGCCGTCCTCTAAGATCGGCGAGATCCGCGCGCAGCCGGCAGGCTTGCGCTTCGTTGGTTTCGGCGCACCCCTGGTAGGTACTGGACGCGGTCAGCGACCGCGAGACCTCCAGCGCTTCACAGATCTTTTCGTCGGCGGCTTGTAGCGCGTCGTAGATGGCCGGTACGTGCATGGTGTGACTCCTCTCAGATAGCGGGTAGCGGCCCGCTCACAGGCCCTGGTGATGGCTCAGGGCTAGTGGCCGGGTCGGCTAGTAGGCGGCCCGCATCCACCGGGCAAGCTCATCACACCTTCGGCGGGTGTACGCCCGGTTGCGCATGACCCGGGCTTCCCGGTCCCGGCAGTCGGGACAGATCCCATCGACCAGCTCGGGCAGCGCGACCAGGGCCGGGCAGCACGCACACCGGACCATGTGGGCGACGTCGTCATAGGTCGGGAGAACGACGGCCCGGGTGGTCCCGGGGTGGGCGCGATCGTAGTGCAGCATCGTGGTAGCTCCTCTCAGGTGGCGGCTCAGGTCCGCTCGCAGACCCTGGGGTCCCCAGGGCTAGCGGCCGGATCTAGCGGGCCAGGATGGCGGCCTCACGGGCCTCATAGGCGGCTTGACGCTCGCGCATATCGCGCAGGGTCTGGCGCATCACCACCGCGCGGGCGATAACGGCGGCCGGTCCCCCGTAGTGGGTGACCGCTTCACCACCGCCCCACCTCAACAGGTCGGAATTTTGGGTATCCCGGGCGGCCCGGTAGTCCCGAATGCAGGCCAACGCTTCCCCTTCAGAAAGACAGGCGACCCACTGGACGTTGCGGAGCAACCGGGCGGTCTTCGCGTCGGGCATGATCTGATCTCCTCTCAGGTAGCGGGTCAGGTGCTGGCCCACTGGCAGACCCCGGGGACTCCGGGGCTAGCCGCTAGGTCAGACGGGGCGACGGGGCGGGGCACTGGGGATACCGCCCGATTCGATCAGTAGCGCCGTCCACTGGTCGTCAGAACAGACGACGACGACGTGACGCCACCCGTCCGTCAATTGCGACGACCAGGACGTCGTATCTAGGCCGTTCAGCGTCGCCCATTCGACCAGGGATTCCACGACGTCGGCCGGGCCATCAAACGTATGCGGGGACGTCGGGGCGAAACGCGGATCTGACATCTTTTCTCCTGTAGCAGGTCATGTGCTGGCCCACTGCCAGACCCCGGTGTCACTACCGGGGCTAGGCGCTAGGTCAGACCGGGCGACGCTTGCCGCGCCATTCTTCGGTTGCCGACAGGGCCGGCCGGTCATCCTGACCGCGTCCGAATCTGTCACCACGTGCAAATTTCGTCACGGGCAGCCGGACCGGTTCGGGCGCCGGGTCGT